TACCACGCTGGTAGATGTGACACCTGTTGCTTGAAATGTATAGGAGGTCTGAGATTGTAGGCCTGTGACTGTGACAGGTGATGCACCGCTGGCAGTGAAAGAGCCAGGTGAACTGATCACGTTATAAGTTGCAGGAGTTCCACCTGTTGTAGCAGCAGTGATCGCAACAGTGGCAGCACCATTGTTGTAGGCACGTGAAGTACCTACGTTGGTAGCGACAATGGCTGTCGGTGCATCAGGAAAGTCCATGATCTCGGATACTGCTGAGAGACCATCAGGGGTACCTTCGATGCGTTCATCTTGTGCTCTGCGGATAGACATAGTGTCTAGTATCTCCTATCATTACTGGAAAAAATTGATTAAGCCGAAATTTCTATTGCAGGAAATTTTATAAAGCCATCTTTTAGAGTTGCGCCAGCATCTAACTTTTGAGCAGCAGCAAGCATCGACTCTACGGTTGTCTCTGTTACATACCAGTCAGTTAATTCTGAAGGATTGATTGAGCCTTTGAGTAGGTAGCAGTAGATAAGGGTATCGGGGTCTTGCATATCACCTGTAGCAAAATGAGGTTCAATACGAACGTTGTCATTATTTACAGTAGAGGTAGGGTCAGTACCTTCACCATTAGCCCACTTTAATTTCCATGCGTAGTACTTCATGCTAACTCCTTCTGGCCTGTTATCTGTTGCATCTCTTGTGAGACTGCACGGATGCCACCTTCTGGAGCCATCTCAAGGGCGCCAATTTGACGAAGAGAGTCCAAATGAGCAGCCTGTGCTTGAGTACCACCAATAGCCTCAAGGGTTGCTTGACGACTTAACCTTTTGTTCCAATATTCTGGCTGTGCTGCTTCAATCTCTTGACGAGTGTACTTGTGCTCAAAAGAGTTATAGATACTCATCAATGTGTCTAATTCTCTAAATGCCCCAATACCAACGAGGCGAGTCTGTTCAAGACCTAACTCTTTAATTTGAGCATCAATCTCATCTACCTCATCACCTGTGGCACGAAGTTTGGCAATTTCAATTTCATCTTTCTTCATTTGAAGGCTAACAGTTTTAATAGTGTAATAGAGTTGCTGCAACTCAATAACACACTGCTGATAGCGCATCTCCTCGGTATCGTGCTGATTAACAACAAATTTCTCTAATTGAAAATCAGAGCGTGCTTGTTGAACCTCAGCCATTGCTAATAAAATATCGGGCGTAAACCTTTCAGTTATTTCAGGTAGTAGTTCCATGTGTTGCTCCTTATAGTGTTCCTGAGTTAGAGAATCCAGATTGACCGTTACCGCCACTTGTAGCAATTGTGGTAGCAGATAGTGTAGTAATAGTGTCGTTTGAGAATAACACCTTGTTTATTTGAGTAGTCTTGGTGTTACTGTCAGTAACGTTACCACCCATTACATATCCTGCAGTACCGCTCTTTGCCACACCTGCTCCATCAAATCTTCCTTGAGAGAAAGTCGCAGAGATTGCTGCAACGGAATCGTTAGAGAAAGTCAATTTTGCAACTTGAGTTAAAGCAGAACCATTTTCGGCTCCTCCACCCGCCCAGTAACCAGCGGTTCCTGAGTTAGCAAACCCCATGGAATTAGCACGAGAAGAAGAGAGTGTTGTTCCTAATGTACTTCTAGTTTCTCCGCTGAATGAGAGTTTCTCAATTCTTGTTGTGTATGAGAATCCTGCAATTTGACCTCCGCTGTAGTAACCAGCAGTTCCTGAGTTAGCAAATCCAGAGCCGTAAACACTAGGCACGGAGGCAGTAGCCGACAAGGTTGAACCTGCGTCGTTAGAGAAAGTTATCTTTGTAAACGCATTACGAAGAGTCTGTGGGCTCTGGTTATCACGGCCACCTGTGTAGTAACCAGCAGTTCCTGAGTTAGCAAAGCCTACAGCGCCGTAAACAGCAGCAACATATGTTGCTGCAATAGTAGAAGAAGATTCGTCAGAAAATACAAGTTTTCTAATTGAGTCAGTGTGTTGGCCAGCAGAGTTCATTCCTCCCATGGCGTACCCAGCAGTTCCTGAGTTAGCCATACCAGTAACTATGCCTCTGCCCGTATCAAGGACATTGTCTACTGCAGATACTGTTTCGGAACTAAATAGCAACTTATCTGCACGACTTGAGTAACTTGGATAACCGAGGTTACCTCCCACCATAAACCCTGCTGATGGGTCTGGTTTAGGAGTGATTGAATTAGATGCGCTAGATGAAACAGATGTACCGTTTGCATTAACTGCTGCAATAGTAAATGTGTATGCCTGTGCAGTTGCAAAAGTTCCTGTAACAGTTAATGGAGTTGATGTGCCAGAAACAGACAAAGAAACAGAAGGACTGCTAGTTGCTGTGTAAGAGGTAATGGTAGAGCCACCAGTAGCGCCAGCAGTAAAGGGTACAGACACTACAGTATCGCTAGTTCTTGAAACGGTTCCGATAGTAGGTGCAGCAGGAACAGTGGTTGCAGTGATAGAAGATGATGCGCTAGATGCGGCCCCAGTTGCAGATGCATTTGTTCCAGTAACAGCAAAGGTATAAGAGGTAGCAGATTGTAATCCAGTAACAGTCAATGGAGATCCAGCACCAGTAGCAGTAAATGATCCAGGTGTAGATGTGGCTGTGAAAGAGGTAGAGGTACCACCAGTGGCTGCAGCAGTAAATGCCACAGTCGCAGATCCATTGTTAAATGCACGGGCTGTGCCTACATTTGTAGCAGCGCCAATAGTGGGTGCATCAGGTACATCAGGGATAGCAACACCGCTCTTGGTGATGCCTGATGTATTAGCACGCTTGATATTAGCCATGTTGCCTATTGTCTCCTATGGTTACTGAGAAAAAAGTATTACTCAAGCGCAAATTATTGTGCTAGATGAGCAACAAGGGCCTTCAAAGCCTCTGCTGTTTCAATAGCCGCAAGATTAGCAGCATGCTGTGCTGCTTCACGCTCTTCTTTAAGAGCCGCCGCTGCTAATGCTGCTTCGTGACCCGCTTGCATTTCTGCAGCGTGAGTGTTGGCCCAAGCAAGAGCGTCGGCTTCTGATGCCCACGGCTCTGATTGACCTGGAAGGTTTGGTTGCATAATGCAGATGTTTCCATCGGAATCAATCCATGCTTTGATTCCATCTTCATCATTTGTTATGCGTACTGTGTACTGTGGCATTTATTTTTTCTCCTTGTTGATTATTGGTTTAGGCAAAGGTTGCGCGGTAATGATAGTTTTCATTTGTATTTGGAGTACCTTGTTGTCTGATAAAACTTACTACATTTCCAACTGCGCCAAGAACTGAATAATCCCAGTTTGGAACAGCAGTTAAAGCAGTTTGTACTGTGTAGGTAGTGCCATTAAATGTGTATGGCTTTCCACCTATGGGACTACTATTGTATTGAGGCACAACCATTACAACTTCACTAACAACAGTTTGATTTACATAGAAAGCATTACTAATGTCACCCCACGGTGCTGAAGTTAAAGCACTCCACGCACTTGTTACAGAGGTACATTCATAGGCCGCTGAGTTATTCTGTCTCCAGAACCAACCTTTGCCACCAAAGTTATTATCAACACCAGTGGCGTATTGATTATTCAAGATTGGGCTATCAACTCCATTTTGTGTCCAAGCACCACCAAAACTTGTTTGATACCAGGTATAGGGGCCACCTAAAGCATTTCCACCTACTGTTCTAACATTTCCAGTTCCATCAAGTGAAGCAAATCCAATACCGAGTCCTTGTTTAGGGAAAACTGACCCTGCTGACCAACTACTTCCATTATAAATTGCTGTTGTATTAGTAATACTAAAACCTGAAGTGTATGAACCAATTCTCATAAGAGAATTACTGCTACCACTTGCAGTCAATCTTTGTACAATAGTTTGATAAGTGTCTATGTTCATGTTGCTTGCTGACCAAGAACTTCCAGTCCATTTGTATCCATTAGGTATAACAGTCTCACCATTGTAAATACCACCACCTACCCAAATCAAACTTGTATTTCCAGCACCTTGACCTTGTGTAATAGTATTGCTTGAATTAGGAACACTTGTAGAAACACTCCACGCACCAAGTGCAGGTAATGTTGGGGTCACAGCACTAGAAGCAGATGAGGCTGCTGAAGTTCCTGCAGAGTTAGTAGCAGTTACTGTAAATGTGTAAGCAGTTCCATTTGTTAATCCAGAAACTGTAATAGGAGACGCAGAGCCTGTACCTGTTAATCCACCAGGGCTAGAAGTAACTGTGTACCCAGTAATAGTAGAGCCACCTGTAGCACCCGCTGTAAAGGTAACTGAAGCAGTTCCGTTACCAGCAGTTGCCGTTCCAATAGTAGGTGCCTGAGGCACAGATACAGGAGTTACTGAGTTACTTGCAGAAGATGCCGCAGTTGTTCCATTTGCATTTGTTGCTGTGACGGTATAAGTACGAGCAGTGCCTACTGAATCTGATACAGAAATTGGGCTTGAAGAACCTGTCCCTGTATTACCTGAGGATGAAGTAACTGTATAAGTTGCAGAAGCACCACCAGTTGCTCCTGGGGTAAAGGTTACAGAGGTGTTAGCAGAGCCTGTGTATGACTGACCAGAGGCAACAGTAGCGGTACCAATTGTTGGAACTTGAGGAATAGTAGTAGCCGTGATAGAAGAAGAAGAAGCAGAGGTTAATGTGCCATTAGCATTAGCAGCAGAGACTGTAAATGTGTAAGAGGTGGCACTTTGAAGACCAGTAACAGTAATAGGAGAAGTACCTGTACCAGTAAATGATCCTGGAGTAGAGGTAGCAGTAAAAGTAGTTACTGGCCCACCAGTAGGTGCGGCTGTATAAGTTACTGTGGCAGCGCCGTTATTGAATGCACGAGAAGTTCCAACGTTAGTTGCAGTGCCGACTGTAGGGGCATCTGGAACGTCATCGATAGGTGTTATACCGAACTCGACGCTCTTGAGTGAAACTCTGTTAGTGATAGTCACTGGGGTTACCTCTAACTAGTTAATTAGGAAATTTCGCTGCCAAATAGTGAGAATGAAAGAGTTGCAGTCGAAGCGTATACACGAACCACATCTGTTGTGGCCAAAGTAATTCCTAGAGTCAAAGCAGTTGTGTCTGAGGCTGCGACTGTTGCACCGTATACGATGTAGTGCTTTGCTTCTGCTGTTGCACCTGCTGGGCTAACCGCAATACGGTAGGTAGCAGCAGAGGCTGCCTGGTTGCAGATGATGATGGTTGAGCCAACAGTAGATGTTGCTGAAGGCACTGTGTAGAGTGTTGTGAGGGTTGTAGCCGCTGGTGCTGCTTGACCCAAAACTTTGTATGCTGTTGCCATGAGACTCCTTCGAAGGGGATGTACATAGGTTAACTGGTACAGAAACTCTATGTGGGCTAAAGTAACGGTATGAATTTGGTGCATAAATCGGTTTCTCAGGGCGGAAAATTAGCGCCCCTTATCCTGCCTCATAGCCTCACATCTGGTATGGGCTTAATGAATCCATCGATCTTTATCGATGACGATGGCGACATCCTTGTCAATATTCGCCATGTCAACTACACGCTATACCACTCAGAGCATGACCAACGCTTCTTCAGCCCATGGGGGCCCCTGTCTTATCTGCATCCTGAAAAAGACCAACGACTAGTTACAACCAACTATCTCTGCCGTCTTGACAAAGATCTTAATGTCATCAATTACACCAAGGTAGATTACTCAGCACTTGATGTCCCACCTATCTGGGAGTTTGTTGGTGAAGAGGATTGCCGCATCACTCAGTGGGATGGCAACTACTACCTGATCGGTGTTCGTCGTGATACCACACCTAATGGTCAGGGTCGCATGGAGTACTCCAAGATCGAGTTGGACAAGAACCACTGGACAGCCAAAGAGGTACAGCGAGTTCGCATACCGCCTCCTATAGACGTCAACTCATACTGTGAAAAGAACTGGATGCCTATCCTTGATATGCCGTATCACTTTGTGAAGTGGGCTATGCCTACTGAGATTGTTAAGGCTAATCCTGATAAGTCTGAGTGTGAGCAGGTACTGGTAAAACAAACACCTTCTACTCCTATTGATCAACGTGGTGGTACTAACATTGTTTCTTGGGGCGATTACTACATCGCATTTACGCACGAAGTAAAGTTGTGGCGTAACTACCTTAATCAGAAAGACTCGATCTATCGTCACCGCATGATTGTGTGGGATAAGGAGTTCAACTTCATTGGTCTGACTAACTCCTTTGCATTCTTAGATACGCCAATCGAGTTCTGTGTAGGAGCCGCTGTTCGTAACGGCAAACTACTGCTAAGTTTTGGTGTGCAAGATAATGCGGCCTTCGTACTAGAGGTGCCGAAGAAGATTGTAAATGGCTTAGTTACGGAGGCGATGGCATATGGGAATTAAAGAGATAACAATCGCTCTTGCTGAAAAGCCTGAGGATGTACAACTCAACTTCGATCTTGCTGAAGCCTATGACAGAGAGAAGCAGTACGCATCTGCTGCAGGGTTCTACTTACGAGCCGCTGAGTATGGGCACAAGACTCACCCTCTGATTGCTTATGCATCTTTGTTGAAGATGGCGTTGTGCTGGTCTCACCAAGGAGATCGTAATCGAACTGTCTACAACAACCTAATGCAGGCTGTTGCATACCTACCTAATCGCCCAGAGGCCTACTTCTTGTTGGCTCGTATTCACGAACGTAACAAGGAATACCAGCAGTGCTATACCTATGCAGAGATGGGTCTGCTCTATGCAACTACTACCTTCCATAATCCACTGCCAGCATATGTTGATTACAACGGCTCCTACTGCTTGATGTTCGAGAAGGCGGTAGCAGGTTGGTGGTTAGGCCGCAAAGAAGAAAGTAAAGTTCTATTCCAGCATCTACTCGATGATCACCAGATGGCACCAGAGTATGTAAGCGGTTGCCTCAATAACTTAAAGTTGTTCTAATATGTTTCCTAATTGGTTTAAGAGTGTAGAGAAGTACTTCCGTCATGTGCCCAATGTGCCACTTCGTGCATTACAGATCGGCACTTATACAGGTGATGCCACAGAGTGGCTGCTTAATAACTGCGAGATCGAGTACCTCGATGATGTCGACACCTGGGAGGGAAGTGAAGAGGTAGCACATGACTCGATTGACTTTACCTCTGTCGAGGATTATTACGACTCACGGTTTAAAGACCCACGCATTACCAAGAACAAGATGACTAGCGATGAGTTCTTTTATCGTCCAACTCGCACCTATAACTTCATCTACATCGATGGCGATCACACCGCTTTACAGACCGCCCTCGATGGATTGAATGCCTTCAAACTCCTTGAGAAGGGTGGCGTCATGGCCTTTGATGACTACCTATGGAACTACAACGGCAACCCCTTCCTAGAGCCTAAGAGAGGCGTAGACGCCTTCCTAGCCGTATGTGAGGGACAGTACACAGTCATTGAATCTGGCTATCAGTTGTGGATTGAGAAGTGCTAGATAACGCCTGCTACGAGGTCTTCCATACGGATACTGGAAACACACTTCGTAATAAGTCCTATGAGGGAATTGTAGAGGCGCTCTCTTTTCTGCCTCGTCTGGGTTCGCCCACAATGTACTTGAATACAGCAGATAAGGCTGAGGCGTTTGTCAATCAGACACCTGGATTTAAGGTCAACACAGTCTACGACTACTGTAAACCAGGTGAAACCTTCCCACCATCTGCTGGCGTCATTGGCGTGTGGGCTAGTAACTATCTGGCTTATAAGAAGTTCCTAGAGACAGATTATGACACCCTGATCATCTTTGAAGATGACATCTTGGTGAGCAAGAACTTCAAAGAAATTGTCACCATGTACATGCAGGAGTTAATGCCCATCTGGGACTTCTTCTCTTTCTTTGTTCCAGATGATTCTTTGTTCGCCTATAACGAGGCAGCGCATGATCTTGGTGAAGAGTTTACTTGTCGCTCATACCAGCAGTGGTCCTGTGCAGGTTATGCAGTCAGTCGAAAGGGTGCACAACGTGCAGTTGAAGATGTGGAATCACGAGGCATCAACTGCCCAGTTGACTGGTACATCTTTAATTTCCGCATGAAGCAAGAAGCAGATCAGATGAAGTTCAATACCTTCACAGTAAAGCCAGGTGTATACCGCCCTATTAAATTCTTATTAGAGGCAGCACAAATAAGCCAAATACATAGGGGTAGTACAGAACTGCTTTAGTTACATTCCACCGTATAGAAGAACTGTGACTGTAGGGTTTGCAGATTCAGAACCAATAGTTCCTTGAGCACCTAAGGTTCCCTGTACACCTTGTGGACCGACTGTACCTTGGGTTCCTTGTGTGGCAATACTTTGTACACCTTGCGTACCCTGTGTTCCTTGAGTACCTACTGCTCCCTGTACACCTAACGTACCTTGAGTACCTTGAATTCCTTGAGTTCCCTGAGTGCCTTGGGCACCAACTGCTCCCTGAGTACCAAGAGTACCTTGCGTACCTTGGGCACCGTTAGAGCCAACAAAACCAGCAGCACCCTGTGCACCTACAGCACCCTGTGCACCTACAGCACCCTGTGCACCTACAGTACCTTGAGCACCAGTGTCACCCTTATCACCAGTACGAGCAAAGGTGATTACGATGTCATCTGAGTTAGACAGTGTGCCGTTACCAGATACGTAAGAGCAGTTAACTGTAAACCAGCCAGTGTTATCTGTAAGAGAACCAATTGTGTAAAGTTTGAATATGCTGTCATCAAACTTCTTAGAGACACGGAAGTGACCCTTGATAGTTGATGTTGAGTCATCAATTGTGTTTAAAAATGTTGAGAGGTCTGTTGCAGCATCATTACTTGCATCAATGTACATAGCAGTTGCTGTTGTAGGAGACGCATTGAATCTAATGTTTCCTGTACCTGGATCAGAGGCGGTAGTTGTTGTGCTAAATGTGTAATCAAATGTGGCGCCACCAAAGTTACCTGCAGAACCCTGTACACCTAGAAGTCCTTGTACACCTTGAGTACCTTGAGTACCTTGAGTACCTTGAGTTCCTTGTGTGCCCTGTGTTCCCTGTGTTCCCTGTGTGCCTTGAGCACCAACTGTACCTTGGCTACCAAGAGTTCCTTGAGTACCTTGAGCACCTGTTGTACCTTGTACTCCCTGTAATCCTTGAACACCTTGAATTCCCTGAGTACCAGTTGTACCTTGTACACCCTGTGTTCCCTGTGTGCCTTGAGCACCAGTAGTTCCTTGAACCGTTGGGACAGAGACATCAATAGCGTTACCGTTTAATGCAAATGTAATGTTGCTACGAGCACCACTAGTAAGCGCATTGTAAGTATGTTGAACTGTGTGATAGAGGTTAGTTAGACCTTCAGGAAGATCGTCTGTGTTATCTAACGCAGCGCCAGAGATAAGACCAGCAATATCACTGGAGTCTAGAAAGTAATCTAGGCCGCTCCATGTTGTAGCGCCACCTACACCAATCTTAAATTTTCCAGTATTGGTCTCAAAACCAATCTCACCAGCGGCTAGGACTGGATCTGCAGTGCTCCACTGAGTAGCGGTTCCACGTCGGACTTGGATTCTAATTGCCATTAAGCGTTTCCTCCATCGAAGGTTGTCTCAAAATCAGTAGTGCCTGCACTTCCACCATCGAGAGTAGTAGTGTCATAGGATGAACCCACGACTCCACCATCTTCTGTTACTGGTTGAATATTTGGCAAAAATTCTATCCAACTAACTCCGTTGTACACGAAGAAACTTTGGCTAAGAGAGTTAAAGTAGACGTCACCATCGTACCGTCCAGCAGGTTCTACTCCGCTGGACAGTACGTTGATAGGGACGAGTGCTTTTTTACTCATGTGTTACGCCTTGACTACCACTCTGTATGCTTGAGTTGTAACTGGGGCGACTGCAAATCCGACTGTGACTGTGCTGGTCGTTACGTACACAACGTCAGTTACAACTTCAGCCTTTGTAGTGGTATCCCATACGGTAACCATGATGTCTGTAGTTCCAAGGCTGTGTGTGACTGTGAACTGTGTAGTTCCAGTTGCTCCACCATCTGTAGAAGTTCCAGTAATAGTTGTTGCGTAAGTTCCAAGTTGACCAGAGGTACCTTGTGCACCTGTTGTTCCTTGGGTACCAAGAGTACCTTGAGTACCTACTGTGCCTTGCGTACCAGTTGTACCTTGGGCTCCTACAGTGCCTTGGGCACCAACGGTACCCTGCGCTCCAGTTGTACCTTGTACACCAGTAGCACCATCGAGGTTGATTGACCATACAGCGTATGTTCCTGAGCCTCGAACGTCATTGACGTTTACAACCAGTGTGTTAGTTCCTGCTGTGTAACTTACTACAGTGGCAGACATGTTGTTGTTTACATCGTAAGCAACTACTACGTCTTGACCTACTGAGTATGAAAGATCTGCATCAGCCAGTACAAAACTTACGTTGTTTGCTACTGCAATTGCACGTGAGGTTGTAGAGGTTGTCTTGTAGCGATCTGAATGTCCTTCTGTACCTTGGGCACCGACAGTACCCTGAGCACCGACGGTACCTTGGGTACCGACAGTACCTTGGCTACCAACAGTTCCCTGAGAGCCAACGGTTCCCTGTGAACCAACTGTACCTTGGGCGCCTGTTGTACCTTGAGCGCCTTCTGTACCTTGAGAACCGACTGTTCCCTGGCTACCGACAGTTCCTTGGGCTCCAGTTGTACCTTGGGCTCCGACAGTTCCTTGGCTACCTACAGTTCCCTGGCTACCAACAGTACCCTGTGCGCCAGTTGTACCCTGTGTACCGTCTGTTCCTTGGCTACCTACAGTACCTTGGGCACCTGTTGTACCCTGTGCACCAGTGGTGCCTTGGCTACCAACAGTACCTTGGGAACCTACTGCACCTTGTGCACCAAGGGTTCCTTGGGCACCGACAGTTCCTTGAGTTCCTGTTGTACCCTGGCTACCAGTTGTACCTTGAGAACCAACATCACCAGTACGAGCAAACGTTACAAGAACATCACTAGTATCTGGAATATCTCCGCTACCTACAAGTGGAGTTACATCTAAGTTGTACCAGCCAGAGTTATCAACCATTGAGTTGATTGCCCAAAGGCCAAATACCGCAGTATTTCCTTTAACAGTTATCTTTACATGGCCCTTAATTGGTGATGTTGAGTCATCAATAGTCTGTAGATAAGCAGCCATATCAAATGCGTTAATATCATTTTGATCAATTGCAATGTGTGTTGAATTTGAAGTATCTGCAGTATTGAATCTAATTTTTCCTGAACCTGGATCAGCCATTGTTGTACTGGCTGCAGTCTCGTACTCAACAGTTACACCGCCGAAGTTACCTTCTTTACCTTGTACACCTTGAGTACCGTCTGTACCTTGAGCACCTAAAGTACCTTGGCTACCGACTGTTCCCTGGGCACCAACTGCTCCTTGAGCACCAAGAGTACCCTGTGATCCGACAGTTCCCTGTGAACCAACTGTACCTTGACTACCGACTGTACCTTGTGCACCGAGAGTACCTTGGCTACCAACTGCTCCTTGAGATCCAACAGTACCCTGTGTACCTTCAGTACCCTGTGCTCCTACAGTTCCCTGTGCTCCTACAGTACCCTGTGATCCCACAGTTCCCTGAGCACCAGTAGTGCCTTGAGCACCGACAGTTCCCTGTGAACCAACTGTACCTTGTGAACCTACAGTTCCTTGTGCACCTGTAGTGCCTTGAGAACCTAAAGTACCTTGAGTACCAACAGTTCCTTGTGCACCTACTGTTCCCTGTGCTCCTTGAGCACCGAGATCACCAGTACGAGCAAAGGTAAATAGAAGTTCTTCGCCATTGCTAAAGTTTCCGTTACCAGAGACATAAGCAACGTTAACAGTAAACCAATTTGATTGATCAGTAACACCAGAAATTGTGTAAAGAGCAAAAACAGAAGTATCATTTTTCTTAGATACTTTTACGTGACCCTTGATAGTAGAGGTTGAGTCATCAATAGTTTGTAAGAAGTTAGAGACATCGTAGTTACCATCAGAAGGGTTGATGTCTAATGCAAGAATTGTTGCTGAGGCTAACGTAGTGTTATTTAGACGAGCATAGTTGTCGCCTGGGTCTGACATACTTGTGCTATTACTGTATGTGTACTCAACTGTAATACCACCGAATGAACCTTCAGTACCCTGTGTACCTTGCGCTCCGTTGTTTCCGTCAATACCTTGTATACCATTAGTACCTTGTGAACCTACTGTGCCTTGCGCTCCTACAGTTCCTTGTGAGCCTACTGTTCCTTGGCTACCTACAGTACCTTGTGATCCAACTGTACCTTGAGCACCATTAGAACCATCTAGACCTTGAGCACCTGCTGCTCCTTGGGCTCCTACAGTTCCTTGGCTACCGACAGTACCTTGTGCACCAACGGTACCTTGCGCTCCTACAGTTCCCTGTGCACCGACAGTGCCTTGAGAACCTATTGCTCCTTGTGTACCAATCGTTCCCTGTGCGCCGACAGTTCCCTGTGCGCCAGTGGTTCCTTGTGTACCTTGGCTTGCGTTAATCCACGCAGTGCCGTTCCAAGTCTTTACAACCTTATCGTCAGTGTCATAGTAAATCTGACCTTCGACTGGGTTGGCTGGCTTGTTAACGGTAGCAAGGTTTTGAATACGAGCATTCTGTAATTCAAGTTTTCCTAAATCAATTGGGGTTAAAAACTTACGGGCCACGGTTTATCTCCTTAAGATAAGTAGGCATTACCTGAGAAAGCGGATTGGAAGGAGACCGTTAGTGAGTTCGAATTAGTGTACGCAATTTCACCTTCAACAATGTTACCAGCAGAGTCTATAACTGTAACGTTAGGCTTAAAGCCTAAATTATGAGTAATCGCCCAGGAATTACTGGCCGCTCCTTGCATGTGAGCATATGAGACACGAGCAACTGTAAAGTACTTATTTGTTGTGCCTTCTGTAAGGTCGTCTGTGTTATCAAGTGCTGCTCCACTAATACCTTGTAGTCCAGCAGTTCCTTGTGTTCCTTGAGTTCCAGTACCAAGTCGACCTTGTACACCTTGTACACCTTGAAGACCAATGGTTCCCTGTACACCCTGTGTACCTTGGGCGCCTCTGACTCCTTGAGTACCTTGAGCACCAGTTACCGCTCCACCACCAGAGCAGGCACCGCACCCACAGTTTGATGCGTGGACAGTTCCTTCAGGTGTTGTTATGAGTACGACGTTGTTAACTGCAATTGGTACCGTTGCAGACCCTGGACGGGTGTACTGATTCGTCATTGGCTTACCTCTTTTGTAACGAAGATTATTCCAGAGACGTAAGTGTGAGTTACACCTTCTGCGTCTGTCAATTGTACATCGTAGTACGATCTTGCAGGAAGTAAACGAGTCTGCTCACCAGTAAGTGAAAGAACCAGTGTTCGTTGATTATCGCCATCTTCAGTGATGTTTGGTTTTGTCACAGTAAACTCAGCAAATACAACTGCTGCACCTGGAAGTGATCTAATCTCTGCCAGTGGGGTTAAGTTGTTTACTTCAAAGTCTAAACGAATAGAGAACTCGTAGTCATCACCTTCGTAGATGTTGAGGTCTTGCACAACAGTTGTTGGAGTTGGTTTGACATTTCCATAGGTAGGGATAGGTAGACGAACCCTTGTCTTAGGGGACTTGTTGTCAATCTCCTGTGGCTCAAATACTGGTACGTATTCATTAGTGGTCTTTGAAATACGACGCAATGAGAACACATCGATCTTGTACAAACCAATGCCAAGTTGTGAACAGAGTTCCTTGTATTGGTTCTTGCGAACTTCAATCATCTGCATCAACTGGCGGTAACGCTCAGAGCGAGGAATCATCACTCCATCTGGCGCTTGAATGTCGATATCAAAAGAGGCATCTGTAGCCAGTGTGTACATGGCTAGAGTAGATGCGTAAATAATTACTGGATACTCTTCTACGGTAGGTAAATTTGCCATAGTCATTGTGCGGCCGTAAGAGTCTGTGTGAAAAGTAGTGTGTTGTGCAAATGCGTCGTCGATATACTGGCAAACTTCAGTCTCTGTGAAGTACTTGAAGTAGTTTCCAGCAACGATAACGACGTCACCTGCTGCTGGAGTGTCGTCAAAGACGATATGCCCTGTTGCTTCTTCAACCTCTACATCAGCAGACACATCTACTCCATCGCTATTTATGGCTAGGTATGCACCGTCAAGAGGAGAGTAGGGAATAAGAAAACGGTTAGTGGTGCCATCAGCCACAAATTGGTAGACGAAAGATCGACCAATGTCACCAAGTTCGTAACGTAGGCGGTTTGACATCGCTGCTAATGTAGCCACTTAACCTCCGTAAAATTACTGTGCCTATCATCTCGTGTAATCAAGATTTACACAGGGCAAAAAAGGCCCAACCCCCAACTGGGAGGAGGGCGGGAACCAGTTGAGGGTCGGACTACTTGTGACGTCTAGTGTTTAGTTAGGACGCCAAATATATCCAAGTTGCTCAAGGTAAGCCGCAAGATCTGATGGGACTCGATACTTAACGCCAGCCTTAAAGGTGTAAGCATTGCCTACGCCGTAAGTCATTTCTTCAATGTCAGTAATTGTACGGATGACAACCATGTCACCTGCAGTTGATACTCCAACATTTTCGATCTCGTCTAGTACGAGTGGGGCATCTGGCTTCTTAGGATCAAAGACATCCTTCTCCAGACTCTCTGCTTCAAGTTGCGTAGCAATAGAGATCTCTTCTGCACGCTTCTTTAACTCTGCTGCGTTCTTCTTTGTTGCTTGCTCTTTAGCACGACCTGTTGCGTCTAAAGGACTTACTGGTGTATTTGCCACGGTATGTATTCTCCTAAAGTAGATTGGTTATTGATGCCTGGGGACCCAGGAAGGAGTAGGGTCCCCAGACATCTGTAAAACTTGTCTTAGTTTGTGTAAACCTTGACGATAGCCTGATCGGTGATTACACCTAGGCCCCAGATTGCGTACCATGCAAGAGCGTGCTCACGACCGAAGTCAAGAACTCCACCGTCACGTAGTTCAACTGGGAGAGAGATTGCGTGACCAAATGCGTTGTCACCAATCATGATTGATTCGTAAACTTCAGCACCGTTACCAGTTGCTGATGTTAGGTAACCCTTTTCTGCAGTGTAATCAGCAGACTCTGGGTTTCCACCTGAACCTGGGGCTGTGTTAGCCTTGACAGGAACGCTGTACTGATCTGCTGGAACACCAACAGATGTTGAAGTTGTGTAAGCAGCGTTAACTGCCAACTTCTTAACCTGTGTTGTTTCGATGAATACTACGTCGTATAGACGACCGATTTCACCGAGCATGAAGTTACCTGGAGCAGCGTACTTTGTAACTTCGATGAACTCTGGGTTCGAACGAATGTCACGTGACTGCTTTGGGTGTACAAACTGTACATATGTCTCACCTAAGCGAGGGATGTTCTTACCAGCAAGGGTAAGAGCAGCATCCTTTACAGCACCTGTTGACAACTTGTAGTTACCATCAAGGTCTGACATCTGTGTTGCTACTGTGCCTTCGTTGTACCAGTCATTAACACCTTGTACTGCTGAGCGGTCGTAACCAAACACTGCTGATGTTGCTGCTGATAGTGTGTTGCGAGCCTGTACATCTAGGTACTGCGCCATGTGGCGACCTAGAAGACGTGAGGCTGAAGCCATAACGTCATCGAATGATGCGTTAAGAAGTAGTTCAGAAACTGCTACTGCGTAGCCGTGTTCTGCAACTGTGATTGCGATCTGCTCTGCTGTTAGAGCGTTGGTTGTCATACGAACACCTTCAGTTAGAGGTGTTGGATCGATACCAAAGTTCTTGTAACGGAGGAAGTTAACGCGTAGACCAGGTGCTACACCTAGTTCTGTCTTCTTAACTGCGAATTGCTCGAAGCGAAGAATTGGCATTGCCTGGAACAAGATTTCCTTGCTCCAGATTGTTTGAATTGCTTGGCTCAAAGATGTGTTTGAACCTGAGTACGCTGTAGGCGCTCCTGCGAGTTGCCCAGTACCTGTAATTGCACTTGCCATTTAGGTCAAGTCCTTTCTTAATTGGTTAGTTGGAAGGGATTACTGATCGAACAGTCCCTGACCACGATTGCTGGCGGCAGTGCCAAGTAACTTGGCTCTTTGTTTCGCATAGTCGGCCATTGTCATGTCCCGAATTGCATCGGGTGTATACGATTGTTGTGACGAGTCATTATCGAGGGGTCCTGAGGCAGGTGCGGTAATTCGAGTACCTGCCATTTGTTGCTTCGCAGATTGCATTGCTGCTTGTGCAGATTGCAAAATACTTGAAGACTTATCTTTGAGAGTAGCGATGCTGCTCTCAACTTCATCGGGAGTATTACCTTGAATCAAATCGATTAGTTCAGGAACGATATTATCCCGCTCTTGTTCCAGACGATTTTGACGGTAATTCATTAGTTCTTGGAACCTGCGCTCTTGCTCTAGTAGAGCAAATGCACGTTCTCTTTCAAGACGTTCGTTCTCTAGTTGAGAACTAAATTCTTGCTCCTTCTTTGCGAGGAGTTCTTTGAACGATAGTTCACTTTCTTCTTCTTGCTTACGCTTTGCTTCTGCTTCTTTCTCAAGAGCAAGACGAAGGTTTTCGCGTTCTGCTTCTTTGGCTGCTGCTTCTTCAGCACGAGCCTTTGCAGCAGCAAGTTCTTCTTTCATCTTTTCCATTTGAGGATATAACTTTGCTTTTTCTTGCTCACGAGCCTTAGCAATGTCATCTGCGGTATACACAGAACTCACCTCATTCTGAAAAACTTCTTGTGCTGTAACTGCTTCTGCTAATTGCGGAGACAGTAGATCAGCGGTTTCTACTTGGTTTTCCATAGTAATCACCTATATTTTCTGGGTCTTTGTCCGAATGCCTTGCGGCGTGCCACTGGGTTTTATTACGAGATAATTGCATTACATTTCACTACAAAAATCTCGGTATACTCTGATTTTTTATCAGAATCTTCTATTCCTTATCAACCGATCTGCGCTGTGGGATTTTAGTTCCGTAGGCATCGGTGACAAGTTTGTTACGCAGTTCTGCCTCAGCCTGGACTTCGATTCCCTTAGTCTCTTGGCTTGCAGGATTTTGTGGATTGTTGTCATCCTGTGGTCCCATCATGCCATCACCCATAACATCGCCGTCTCCTAGTTGAGTAGGCTGCATTGGGATAGCGGAGTTGCCATCAGGTCCTGGCATCATTCCAGTCATGTCCATGATCTGCTTCTGGATCTGGATCTTTACAAGTTGTAGAGCGCCATCTGCTTCAGCATCAGTGATAAGTTCTTGACGAATTTCCTGCAACTTCTCCTCTGGGAATTCCTCACCAAGAGTACGAAGTGCACCTTCTTTAGACTCAAGACCCATACCCAACTTAGTCTGGATTTCGTTGAGCGCAATCAACTTATCAAGAGGCAGTGGCTGTGGGAAGTGAGCATAGTTCATGTACGAGATAGGATCATTAGGATCAAGCATAGGTAGTTGACCTGGCTTAATAGGTCCATCTACATCTGGGTTGTACATCATCGTCTCTGGTTCCTTGAGGTACAGAGTACGAAGTGCTAACTCGTTGATTCTTTCAATACCCTTGCCATACTGGGCTACCTTTTGTGAGTAGCGATTCATCAATGGCTGATACTGGATAGACAGGGCTACACCTGAGGTGTTAGAAATCGCTTGAACTTGTCCCAGTGCGGTTTCTGGGATGTTCATAAGTTCATGCATTGAGCGCTTTAGAAGTTCGAGATACTTCAAAGCACCATCAATACCTTGGGCGCCGCCTTCAAGATTGAAGACTTGAGCATCTTTTGGAAGACCGCCCCAAACCTTCTTAGCACCCTTTTCCAAGTTAGAGGCTTTAGCACCCACGATCACTGTCACTGGTGATGCGTGGTAATTAATGATGTCAGCGACATCAGTGCTAATTTCGTTGTATGCACGGTTGATAGTGATGATGTCATGTGCGTCCGAGAGACCCCACGGCGATCCTGAAACAGGAACATTAGGTATATGTACCACTGGGATTAGTCCTAGTGGATTTGGGCGAGAGTCAATTAACTCATCGTTGACGTACTCTTCAATAACGTCGTCAGTCAAAATTTCAGTATAGGTAAACACTTGACGTGTACCTTCTAGTGATGTTCCCCAGAAACGATACTTCTGTTTAAAACGCAGTAGGCGTGTGCGATCGTGTGGGTGGAACTCAGGAAAACAGAAAGAAGAGTTCATTGGTAGTAGACGAACACGGCCAGGATGGAAGTGACCAGCAGAGTCTGTCCATGGCTCTTCGTATGCGACCTTTACAAAACAATCACCAGTGATTCCGCCTTGCTGTCCCATCTCAAGTAGGACACGCATCTTGTCATTGTCTACTTCCCAAATGCGCTCTAAGCGATCTGGAACAATTGCTTCTGTTGCTTTAGGTGAACGAAAATGTATACCGTTACCAAATGTAAAACGTGAAAGATAGTCATCAAATGCACGGTAGTAGTTAACTGCAATCTGCATCTCACCTTGCTCACGGCGATAGCCCCAGTGATGACCAAGATACATCGCCCAGTTGAGTGAGTAACGATTAAGTCGAGGACCGTGTACTTCAAACTCTTCATCAGCAAGTTCCACCAAACCAAGTGGTGAAATTGAGATTGTTAAATCGCTAGAGGCTGCTCTATACGATGGAGGACTAAAGTCAAGAAATGACATTACTTCTTCTTATCTTTCTTGTTTTCTTTTTTAGTTTCAAGATGCTTTGACTTTTCTTTGTCTTCTTTTTTCTTAGCCATTGCAACTTTACGTGTGGCTTCAGTCGTTTCAACAAACTGTCCACCGCTCTGGATGTACTTCTTGTGCACCCATGCTGATGCACCTGGATTTGGGTATGAGGAATACTTAGCACGAGCCATAGCAACGATAGTTGCATATAACTTTGGGTTTGCGGGTTTTCTCATATCTCCTCCAAGGATAGCCTAACCACCCTCACACTAGTGTAAGGGTGGGTCGGCGTACTTACTAAACTATTAGTCGTTTACGACTGTTGGTGACATGCGCTGTGTGCGGCCACCTGAACGAACTGCAGTCTCAAATTGAGCACCTGAATAGTCATTCATTGTTCCATGTGCAAATTCACCAAGGAATGTTGGTGCTTCTGTCCATGATGCTGATCCAACGTGTGCACGCTCTGAGAGAGTCTCAGCAGCGGTCTTTGTGTGTACTGGTGCGTTGCGGTTTGGACGGCCAGGTGCTGTTGCAGAACCTGACATCATTCCTACCTGGAAGTCTGCTGGCACATCTGTGTCAGTTGCGACTCCTTCTTCAAAACGTAGTGGTCCACGGCGAGTTGCGTTGCCAGACTCTTTCATTTCGTAGATCTGAGGTGCACGCTCTGGAAAGCGAGGTGCTGGTGAGATTGTCATATTTACTCCTTACATAGTTTCCACCTTTTTGAGGTATCTATGTTGTTCAACTAGAAAAAAGGATTACTTGATGCAACAACTTCTGGCATTACCAAATCCTTAGTTAAGGAGCAGGCAATAGACAGAGAGTCCACAAAGTCATCGTGTGCATAGGATTCGTCAGGTGCGGCAACTAAGAAGTTAGGTCCTTTGTACTGTACCTCAGCATCTACCATCTGCTGGTAAAACCGCTTCCAAGTACGAAGTCTGCGAGTTTTTGCGTGTGCTGGCCATGCAAGCATCTTGCGTTGGATCAATGCCTGTAGGTGCTTCCAACGACCAGATTGCTCACTAGGACTAGATGTCAAAGACATAACCTCTGCCCTAGGAATCAATAGTTTAAGGCGCTGCGCTACAGCGTCACCTACACCGTTGGCGTCCACACCAATAGCAAGGACGTCGTAGTTACTGAGGAAGTTTACGATCTGGAAGTACTGCTCTTCCCAATCGTCTCCCTGCATCTCTAACCAGTTAAGGACTCTGTGATCAAAATAACCAAACTCATCAGGACGATCCCAATCAACCCAAACCACAGTAACAACTGTAGAGTCAGTTTTACGAGCAGGGTCGATGCCGACAACGACTGGGGTTTTATGCCATACCTTAACCAGTTCTTGAGAAGTGTCCCCCAAGTCGTCCATAATGTTTGAAGTAACAAACATGCCTCGCTCAAGAAGCCATTTGCAGTTGTACGACATTTGAAATTCATCTGATTCCTCACCAATTCGTAGTATTTCTTTTCTAATAAACTTTTCATAGTTATCATTAAACTTTGCAACATCTTTCCAGTCCCATTGGAAATGGTTCTGTCTATTACCACGAGTCGTTTGACGACGTCGGTTCATCTGGATTGCTTTGTAGAAGTTGTTCTTACTCGTTGTAGGTGTTCCAGTCTTTACCATTGTTCCTGCGTAGTAGGCAAGCATCGGAGAGATTGACTTAGAGACTACGAAGTCGTCAGCCTCTTGACACTCGTCAATAACGATCAAATGGAAAGACTTAGACTCAATCTTTGCACGAGGGTTTGCAGTCATCATGGTAATAGTAGAGCCTGACTTCTTTAGTTTAATCTGACGTGTTACGCCTCCTACACGAGCAGTCTGATCATCAATCTCAGGATCGCCAAGGATCTCTAGTGCACGCTCTGATGTAAGGCGTGTGACTGTTCTACCAAATAAAGTTTCAGCCTGTCCTTCAGTAGGTGCAAATAGTCCTACCCACAACCCATCTTTGAATTTACCAAGTAAGTCTGGGTATAACTTTGCAAGTCTAGGAAGTAGCACCATCAGTGTGGCTACTGTGTCAGCAACAGTCTCTGATTTTCCTGACTGACGTGAAGCAAGTGCTGTGATCTCTTCACCATCATTAATGATGACAGATTCAATAATACGACGTGCTAGAGGCTTTTGGTAAGGGTGCAGATCATGACCGACAAGGACCTTAAGAAAGTCCATAATCTTCTCAATAAGTTTGTCAACAAACTGTTGAGACAGTTCATCGAGTTGTTCATCTAGAGGTTCGTTTTCTCCTTGTTCTTCTGCTTGATAGAACTCAGGACTAATCTCTTCAAACTTGTCTTGATCCACTGTCATATGGAACTCTGTGTGCGTCGCTTTAACTCTTTGGCAATAGCGTAGAAGGCCTCAGCGCCCATAACAACTTCATCGAGGTCAGCCTCGCTCTGGTGCCTCTGCCATGTCGAAATGTTTTTGCCGATCGTATACATTGACTGCTCCATCCATAAGATCAAATCTGGAGTAGAGACCGTCGACACTCGTTTCTCGATTCGACTCTGGGGCTGGTGTCCAACCTGCTTCTTCCGTAAAATCCTCATATGTAACTTCCCGTCTTGCTAGTGCTCCGCTTAATGCTTCTTCTTCGTCTTTCATGGCTCCCCACTTACCTAAGACTAGTCCATGGTACTTGGGTAATCGTACTATGAACGGAGTAGCAGTTCTGTACGGTTCTTCTATTTCTTGGCTCCAGCCACGAACAACAAGTTTGTTACCCCACTCATAGGGGAACCTAGTAACTTGAACAAATAGTGATCCGACATTGTGTACCTTTGGCATTTACTTCTTTCTGGATGAAGTGCTGTACTGCTTTCCACGACTGCTTGTCTGAGAGATACGAGCATAACGGTAGAACTCTTTACGCACACCTGCTGGGATAGAGCGAACATTAGCAGGTCCACGAGGTTTAAAGTCTAAGTACTTATAAATGTATTGGCCCTTTGAGACACGTCTTTTGAAGTTCTGCCACTCAGATGGAGTTACCTCGTAGTAGTTGTAGAAGGTTCCATCACGGAACACCACAGTCAGAACGCCTCTTACCTTGTCGTAACCTGCGGCTACTGTGCGAGGGCGTTCTGGTCTACTGCTAGAGGTTGGAACAACAGTTAATGGAGCCGCTGCTGTGCCTTCATCTCCTTGAGGACCTTTGTATCCAGGGACAATAAGTTCGCCTGTGTCATCATCTTCATCATAAGACTGGCGGTAAGAAGATCGGTCGACGTAATTTCCGTCTGAGTCAATGTAGTACGCATCAGCATCAATGCTCTGCGCTAACGCATCTCCCGCCTGATTGCGACGGTTTGCCTCTCCAAAAGATTGTGGCTTGTAGTACTTGTCAATTTCACCAAGGAACTCAATACCACCGAACTCTCCAGAAGATGCTGCTGTTGGAAGACCAGCAAAGTTTCCAGAGATCTGACCAAGTAGTTCGCCAGAAGACGGTATAGCAGTGCGTTGATTGCTCACTGCTCTACCGCCTACTGGACGTACCATTGTTTTATCCTAACAGATTAGGATTATGCCCAAGGTGTAAGAGTTACTGTTGCACCTGGAACAACGCTGTTTTGTCCAGCGGTTAGTGATTGAGTCTTAATTGTTGCTGTTGCAGCAGTTAGTCTAGTTCCAGGTGTGATAGCGCCTGTGTCTGCGACTGTCCATCCTGAACCTGCAATAATAAGCGTAGTTCCTGAACCACCAGTTACAGTCCAAGTACCAACAAGTGCTGTTGGAATACCTGTTCCTGCAGCAATAGTTACCTTTGTACTTACAGGCCATGTGCCTGTTCCACCAGAAACATATACCGTTGCTGCAGTAGTAGCAGTTACGTTAATACGAGTTGGTTGAGTAGCGGTGTTTGTTGCTGCTGACGCAGTGATAACAGTTAATGAAGCATCCTTCATTGCGTCCTGTGCAAGTGCTGTTGCAAATCCACGAACTTCTGGTACGAGTACGTAGTCAGTTGCTCCTACTACATCTTCGCCTGCTGTATTTGGTGTATATTGTGGATAACCATTCCAACCTGAAAGAGCGTTGATGTGGCTATCTGCTGCTGGATCTAGACGACCCGCTACTCTTGTAGTGACTGTTGTCGAAAGAGTTGCACTTGCTGCATTTGGACGAGCATCGTTTGGTTGAATAGGGAAGTTTCCATATACGAAGTCGATAGCGACCTCGCCTGCGTCATCGAGCAGGTTGCCGTTGTTATTTGTTGCCATGAATAGTCTGCTTTCTCTAGAGAAGTTAAAGCCTCATGCGCTTAGAGGCATGACAAGTCTACTTAAAATCATCACAATCATGGTCTTCAAGTTCATTTGTTTCTAGAACAGTACGACAGTCCTTGCATTTGAAGAATTTGACATCGTCGAGACCTACATGTAAGGAATCAGAGTGATATTCCGCTTGATCCATCTGAGGACCTGCTAGAACCTCTGGAGGAAAAGGACCTCTAGGGCTGTGAGCAGATGAAGGGATCGCATGTCCTTGTATTGCAAACTTGCGAATTAACTTCATCTATTCCTCTGTTTTCTTAGGGGCCTTCTTCTTTGAGACTGAGAGTGTTTCAGCAACAGTCTCTTTAGCCTCAGTAAATGCCTCAGTAATGTTTAATAGTCCCGCTTTACGACGGTCCTCCAAGAAACTTGGTAGATCTTTACCGCAGTAGTAGACAGACTTCGTCTTTGTTATGCGGTAGACATACATAGCGTCATTAGGACAGTTTGCACACTTCATTACCACTCCAATCCATGACTAAACTTTTTGCTCTCAGTGTTCACATCGGCACCGCCACCCATAGGTCCTGGTCGTGATGGGCTTGGGAACATCTCGGATAATATTGTTTTTTGATCTTCTGGAACATCTCTGTGTTCAGATAAGTTTTGAGCACGAGTCCAGAACTCTGGTGGATACATGCCAAAGTTGCGAAGAATTTGACCATGAGCCTTTAACGCAGGGATCTGCTTCGTGCGAATTGCAAAATCTAAAATCTTCTTGTCAATTGCAGAAAGAGGATTTACTCGTGAGTCATACCCAGAATTAAAGTGGTTGTATGAATCATGGTCACGAGATAAACCGCCAGCCATAGTTACTTCTTCTTTGGTCGTGTTCCAGGAGCCGTTGGCTTTGCGCCCTTAGACTTCACTGGTACTCGTGGGACCTTCGCCCCTGTAATTGGATTGGTTGCTGTGTTGCTCTTTAGTGTGCCTGGCACTGGTGCTCCTGTCGTTGATGGGTTTATTGCTCCGCGTTTCCGATACCCAGGCATTGGTGCTCCTGTGTTTTGTGGTGTCGGTTTAGTCTGTCGTGAAAGTACTGTCTGTTCGGTATGGCTTTGTTGAACCATAGCATTAGAGTAGTGCTTATCCTTTTCAGGTTCTGGCATAAATTTATCGATCAAACCAGCAGCCGCTGTAAACGGATTCCAGTCCTTTGATTGAAACTGCACGTTGCTCATGGGTCTATCTTCCCTTAATTAACGGGATTTGGAGTATTAATCTCAGATTTGTTTAGACAATTTTCAATAGCAATTAGTCTTTCGCCCATCTCTACGAAAGCCTCCATTACTAACTCTTGGTTTGCATAGAGTTTGTTGACAGTGTCCTTTGTGGACTTACCGCCATTTTGACTTAGTTCGCCGTCTAACTTATTGAGGCGCTGCATTACTCCTGGAACTTCATCTCTACCAGGGGATGCCTCTTCGCCCTCCCAGTCACGCATGAAGCGCTCCATCCACTGCATGAACCGTTTTATTCTTTTGTACAGTGGGCTCAAGAGAACTCCTAGGCTAATGAGAGCACCAGTGACAATTCCAATTGTCATAAAGGTATTTGTCACTGGTGCATCTCCTCTAAATTACTTCTTGCCGAAGCCGTATGATGGATCTTTTGGATTTATAAACTTTGCTGCTGGTCCAAGTAGACCTGCAATAAAGGCGTTAGCCAAAATCTTTGGGTCCGAAATTCCTGACATGTAGAGCGCTGCTACTGCAGCAGCACTTGCACGAAGCCAAGTTGCTCCTGCAGCCTTAAGTACGTTGATATCCATGGTTCTCCTTACTAGATGCCCTCGGCTAATAATCTCTTATTCGTCTCGGTTACGCAGGGGATACGTGATAGCCCATGCAACTAGAGTTGCAACAATTGCATATCCAACAATGGTTTTTGCGCTTCCATCAAGAACAACCCATGCAATGAACATGCCAAGGAGTGTCCAGAGTTGGTCAATCATGTCTTTTATTACTCTCATATTGCTTCCTTTCTTCGTCTCATTGCCTTGCTCTCACCAGAGGCTCCGCCTCCACCACCTCCACCACCAGAACCGCCTCCACCACTTCGTGATCCACCACCTGTTGCACCAGCGGCTGCACCAACTGCATTCATAGCAGCACCTGCAGCAACAACTGTTGCAACAACCATGTCAGTTGCTTCTTTGCGTTCTTCGTCAGACATATCAGCACCAACACTTCCAAGAGCGTCTAGTACTGCTCCTGGATCTGTAAACACTTCGTTAAGTAATGCTCCTGGATCTTGTAGCAATTCAACTTGCACTGCAACCTCTGCAGTAATGATAACTTCATTACCATTCTCATCTTGTCTAACCTCGACAGGAGTTGCTGCTGGTAAGTCTTTGTACTCAATACCTGCATCTTGAACCTGTTCTTTTGTTAGAGTATCGCCAGGGGCAACAGAAGAGATAAGTGCCTCCGCAACAATTCCTCGTTCAGCAGTTGATAAGTTTCCATCTTGAGATGCCATAGCAACAATGACTGCCACGTCTGCCTTGCTGACGTTGCCATCAGAGGCCAGGGCATCCAGGACTGCATTTTGATCTGCGATTGAAAGTTTTCCATCACTTGCCAAGGCATCAACGAGTTGGGCTGCCTCTTTAGCATCCACTTTTCCATCTGCTGCCATAGCATCAGCAATAGCAGAAACTTCTGATGAATCTAACTTTCCATCAGATAGCGCATCATCTACAACGGCTGTAACCTCTTCTTCTGGAGTTGGTTCAGGAGAAGGAGCAGGTTCGGGTGAAGGTTCAGGTTCTGGTTCAGGCTCAGGCGCTGGGTCTACTGGTTGCTCAGTTGGAACATCTGGTTCACCAATTGAACCATCAGGATCAGGAATTGCTACAGGTGCTTCGTCAGCAGGCGCAGGAGGCTCTTCAACAGTTGTTGGTGGTTCCTCAACAGGTTGAGGAGGCATGTCAGGGCCCGTGTCAGTGTTGGCAATTACAGGTGGTTCCTCTACAGGGTCAGGAGTAGGTTCAGGTGAAACGTCGGGTTGTGGTTCAGGTTGTGGCTCTGGCTGTGGCTGTGGGTCTGGTTGCGGCTGTGGTTCTGGTTCAGCAACTAACGCAGGTGCTGGAGGAGTCGGAGGAGTAGGTGCTGGAACAGCATCAATAACTGCTTGCGCTACTGCAAGAATTGTTGGTGCTGTATTTACCTTTTCAACAGCGGTAGAGACAGTTGCAAGTGCAGTTACTTTATCGGTTAAAGATGTAGTCGCTGTTTCTAAAGCAATTACCTTATTTGAAGGAACAACAGCAATTGGTGCAATCGCAGCAGCGGCTATTCCTGTTGCTGTGTTTGTAGTGACTACTCCAGTGATAGCAGTATTTAAAGTAGCAATCTGTGCATTTGCGGCAGTAATTGAGTTTTGAATAGCGGCTGTGCTTGGGTTTGGAGTCGGTGTAAATGAGGCACCTTGACTAATTCTTCCATTAAATCCAGGCCCAGAATTTGTATCGGTAATTGGAGTAATTGTTCCATTAGTAGTTGGACGAACATTAAATCTTGCACCATTTGGAATAGGGCCTGTAACACTTACATCCGCTGCCCATGCACCGTCTGTTGGGTTTACATCAGCGTTAAATCTAATTTGTGTCATTTGAGTATCTGCAGTCATTTGAGGGTATGGACGCACATCCCAGGCAACAGTAAGGGTATTGGTTGTTGTTGAGTAAGTTACTCCAGAGCCATTACTCCATGTAGTCCAGTCATACCCCGCAATAGAGATAGATGGTGCAGAAGGGGTTGAATAATAATTTTGTCCTTCATTAACACCAAAAGTAATAGTTGCGTTTGAACCTACATATACGTTTGTATAAACGGTGTTACCCATGCGTAGGTTAAACGGTAAGTTCATACGAACGCCAGCATCATCAGTATTGGCCAAGACATTTGTTGATGCACCAACAGTTGCTGCTAGTGCATTAACTGCATCTTGTGCATTGTTGATTGCGACGTTTGCTTGTGTCAACTCTGTTTGAGCAGCAGTACGTGCAGGGGCAACTGCTGCTACCGCTGTTGTTGCTGCAGTAACTGCTGTGTTTGCTGCTTGTACTTGAGTGGTTGCAGCCTGTATTGCAGCAGTTGCTGTTGCTGCTCTTGTTGACTCTAATGCTACCTGAGTTGCAACCTGTGTAACAGTTACCTCTGTAACTGGAGTAGGAGTTGGTGTAACTGTTGGAGTAGAGGTAGGGGTAGGAATAGGAGTTGGCGTTGGAGTAGGAGTAACTGTTGGAGTAGGAGTTGCTGCTGCAACTACTGCTTGTACTAGAGTTGTTGCTGCCTCTGCAACTGTTGACACCGCTGCAGTTACCGTTGCTTGTGCAGTTGCAACCTCTGTAGATGCTGTTGTCGCTGCTGCTGGTATTGCTGCTACTGCATTAGTTACTGCAGTTACCGCTGTAGTCACTGCCTCTGTTACTGTTGCTGCAACAGTTGCAATTGGAGTTGTATTTGCTACCTGTGCTACTGCTGCTACCGCTGTTGTTACTGCGGTGTTTGCTTGTGCAACTTCTGTGTTTGCAGTTGTAACTGCAGCCACTGCGGTTGATGCTGCTGTTGCTGCTGCTGTTGAGGCTGTAACTGCTTGTGCAACTTCAGTCGTTGCTGTAGCAAGTGCGGTGTTGACTGCTGCTTGGGCAGGACTAACTACCACCTGTTCTGGCGCAGGTGGAACTGTTTCTTCTGCATACGCTGTTGATTGACCTAATAAATAAAGAAGTGTTGTGAGAAATAGTGTTGCGAATAAACGCACTGCTCTCAAGTTTTCCCCTCGGAATACTCATTGTCCTCTTAGGGAATTATAGCGCTTTGCCTGCTTTACGAATGACAAACTTAGAAGCAACGTTTTGTGAATTTACAGATTCACCTTGTACACCCTTACCACGGTTAGCCCAAGAAACAACACTTGGTTCTGCTTTTGATTTGTAACCTAGGTTTGAGTTAAATCCAAACTCTGTCTTACGTGGTTTTCTATTTGGATTTACTGTTAGTGCTTGTCGATTTAATTGTGGAACTCTATCTGTCATGTTCCTAATCCCCCAATAAATCCTGCAGCAGTACCGCCAGAACCCGTACCGTCTGTTGCAGAGGCTGCATCGCTTGCACCGCTCATTGGTTGATCATGATCTTTATTGATTTCAGGTGCGCCAGTTCCTGAACCTAAGGTTCCAACCATGTAAGGGTAATTTAAAAACCAAAACCCTGAACCAGAATACCCAGATTCACGACGACGACCAAAACGGCGACGCTGTTGTTCCTCAATATCTGATGCAGAATCAAATTGTGTTGAAAGATTTCTCAAGTTCTTTCCTTCCGCCGTAACACGACTCCCCACAGAGTAACGACCATAAGTATCACCAGGACCACCAAAAAGTCCTTTACCAGTTTCATATCTACCTTCCATAATTAAATACTCCTTCTGGGTCGTAGACAACTAATGCTGATGCAACTAACTTCGCACTCATTGCTCGTCCATGATGACCACAGAAATACAATTCACCATTTGCAAGTGTTGCTCGCACTAGCGCTTGTGCTCCGCATTTGTCGCAACGATCAAGTGCTGACATAGCCTCATGCGTAGTGGTAGTTGTCATTAAAAGAACCCTGGCTTTGCTATGGGTGTGTTGGCACCAGGTGCGTACTTGTTCTGTTCACCAGAAATCTTTGGAAGTTGTTTTTCATCAAATTTTGAACTTCTTGGCATAGCACCAGCCATAGTGATGCTTCTTTGTGGTGAGAACTGCGCCATAGAAAGGTTCTGGTTCATGTTCCTATTTTGCCCCCTTTATCGGTCTGTGTAAGGACATAATACCTGTATGGATGATGCCGCCTACATTGCAAAGTTTTCTTGTAGTATATGCGGCAAACGATACGTAGTAATGACTCTTGCAAGAGATTGCGAAGACGATCACATAGACGGAGAAGATTAATGCCTAGATACGAGTACTCATGCATTCAGTGCGATTTAGATTACGAAAAAGAGCGTAGCATCACTGAGGCAGATCCTGGTTATCACTGCGACAAGTGCGGCTACGCTCTTCAGCGTGTCTTTAATTCTTTTGGCCTCTCCTTTAAAGGTGGAGGCTTCTACTCAACTAGAGACTAGTTGTAGTTTGGATCGTCTTCTTTAGCAGGTGCAGCCTTTGCTGCTTTGTCTGCTGCTTGACGTTCTTCAACTTCTACATCTGCCACAGTCTTTGCACCTTTGTCAACGGTTGAAAATGCTGCGTTGATTTCGTCGAGAGTTAGTTTTCCATCGTCCATAAAAGCACGAGCCAACTTCTCGATAACTGCTGCAACTGCAGTAAGGCCTGCGACTGTTACCGCCTTGATAGTTGAGATACCAGCAATAGCACCAGCACCGATTACTGAAAGACCGCTTGCTGCAAATACTGCAACAATACGCATCAATACGTTGTTTAAACTTTTCATAAGACTATTCATACCTGTTCTCGTTTCCCCCTCAGGATGTAAGTTTTATTATCAGTCTTGCTGGATGCCCATACGTTCTAAATACAGTTCTTTTTCACTCATTAGGTACTCTTCAATGCGCTTGTACTGTATTTGGGTCTGTTCTTGGGTTGCTTGAATCTGTTCTTCTGTCATCTCTTTATTTAAATCCTTAAAAGTTTCTACGGCCAGATCTAAGTTAGTCTTGGCCAGTGCTGCCTTGAGTTGTGCCTGTTTCCAGCAGTACTCGGCATGATCGGTTTTTCTTTGCAAACGCTTGTCTTGTGTTTTTGACATAAGGCTAAGTATAGGGGTAGTTTCTGCGTGCTCGTACCCAGGAGCCACTTATTCAGTTGTGTGATTAATCTAACTCACAACTGCTGTGATCCGCATCATAAACAGTTACTTATATTGTTCCTTGACTAAAAACGGCCCAGATGTATTCATATCTAGTTTCTCAGAGATTTCTAGCGCCTTGATAGGCTTTGCACCTGCATGAAGTGCCCCAATAGCATAAGAAGAGCCAGAACCTACTCCGTAGATCCCGTCAGCACTCATGCAGATCGAGCAGTCATCGGCAACATCAAATACCTCGCCACCGACTGCCACTAAGAAGTTAAATCGATTGCCATCACCTTTTCCATCGCCCTTGCCCTCTGCAAAGTCATATCCGTTATCTGTCAAGCATTTTCTAAGAGAAGGCATCACTTTAGCAATCATGAAGTGATAAACATCTTGAAGATCTTTTGCTGTTGGTTTTGGCGGAATCCATAGGTGTTGTGCAATGTCGCAAGGTGCAACTTCTCCAGAACCAGCAATTAAGTAACCATTGCGTTCTGTAATCTTTTCCATTCGAGGATGGTGATAGATGCGACCGTCATCACCTGTTACTTGGTTATCGGCAGCAAAAACAACTCTGTCTTCGTATTGCACCGCTACGATCGTTGTCATAACCACTCCCTAATAGAAGAACCCCCCAAGGATACCATTAGGTATTGATGGAGGGTTCCAAGTCTAAAATGTCCGATTAGAGCAGTTTGACCAGTTCTGCCCATGTCTTAGGGCCGATGATGCCGTTTGAGTCCACAAGGTCGTTATTGTCCTGGAATGCGATAACTGCCTTCTTTGTTCCTGGGCCGTAATCGCCGTCTGCAGCCAATCCTAGAGCACGCTGGACAATCTTGACAGATTCTCCCTTGGCACCTGGCTTGATCTGTCCTGGGAATGCTGGAGGTGCTTCTACTGGCACATCTACATTAACCTCGTTGCCCTTGTAGTTAGGACGACCCCAACCAACGATTGATACGAGAACCTTCTTCTTGTTGACCTTGTATGCACGGATCTGCTCACATACCTCGCCACCATTTCGCTGGTCGCCTTTCTTCTTGCCAGATGTGTTGCCTTCGATGGTCAGTACTACGCCATCAGAGTCAATACCTGTGCAGATACCTACGTGAGAAATTCTATCGACACCGTCTCCTGGAAAATCAAAATACAGGATATCTCCTGGTTGTGGTGATTGACCGCAATCAGCGTCAAACCATGTGCCCATCTTCTTGAATGCTGCAGCACCCGCAACTGTTGAGACAGTATTAGGGATTTTTACCCCAGCCTGATTACCACACCACATGACGAATGAGCCACACCATGCTAGAAAGTTTGCTTTGGTGAAAGCGCCGTACTTGGTCTCATTATCTTTAGGGCCTTCAATAACCCCAACTTCTTTTTTTGCAACTTCAATGATCGCTGCTGCTGTGCCTTTGTCAGCCATGATTCTCCTAGCCTGGAATAGTGTCGTTAAACTTGTCGAGAGGAATTCGCCACGAATTCTCTGGAGCATAATGATACTCGTCCTTGGTGCACTCTTCAGTAGGAAGCCAGCCATAAACCTCGACCTCTGAATAGTAGTCGCGGTCTAGAACCCGTGCCCCTACCAGAATGACCCCTGGCCTGATGTCCTTAGGAAATACTGGGATCTCGTCCTTAGTACGGACTGACTTAACCTCATAGCATGGCATTACATCAGGAAAGTCTTTTCTGAAGTAATGTTCCTCATTGGTGTAGAACGGAAATGTAAAGGGCTGCTTGTATAACTTAGCAACTGCATACTCTGCAACGATAGTTCGTACATTTGCCGCAATTTCTGGCTCTAGGTACTTCTTATTGTCACCTGCATAGTTAGGGCGATCAATACTGCCGAACTTCATCATCCATCGGTTCAATGCAATATCTGCACATGCACGAACTTCTTCTTTAGATAAGTTAACAATCATTTTTTATACTTCCAATTAACCCATATCTCAAATACTCTGCCAATAATAATTCCAACCATTAGCCCAAGAAGAAACCCTGTCATGAATAGTCCTTCTCAATAATTACATACCAATGTATAAAGGCAATAGTCAATGCTCGGTCTTTTGGGTAGACCTCAAATGCAAAACCCCAACTATCAGATACACCGCCCTTTATCCAACTTTTTTTAAAATACCTCAACGGCAATACCAGCAGTAGTAAGGTGTGCGTAACTCATCCTTGTTAATGACGGTTACTCTGCCACAATGAACACAGAGTGCATCTACTTCGTCTTTCTTCATACTTGACCTCGCACTACCTTTAGTACCCACTCCATCGCTGTAAAGACAGCGTAGTCAACGTCATCTACTGGAGGTAGGTTTTTTTCTAGTTCATCTTCAATACGTTGTGCAATCTCTTCACGTAGTTCTAACTCTCTATAGTCCCAAGTCTTTTCCATTATGCACGACCGAAGTCATCCTCAAGGCGCACGATGTCATCTTCGCCAAAGTAGAGACCTAATTGCGTCTCAATAAAAATAAGATCTTCTTCTCCAACATTAGCAATACGATGAGCAATACCTTGTTCAATAATAAAGGCGTCTCCACCTAATGCCATAGATTGAATGCCATCGATAGTTACGGTGCCTGTTCCAGAGACAATGACCCAATACTCTGAGCGTTGTTCATGTGTCTGATAGGAAAGGCGTTGACCAGGACGCACAACGATGCGCTTGACCTGGTGAGTGTCAGATGTTGCTAGTACTTCGTATGTTCCCCAAGGGCGGTCTGTAATCATGCCCAGACCCTATCACAGGTTATTCTTCGTCTTCGGGCTCTGCCTTACGTGGTGGGACGTTGCCACCTACCTTGCGTGCCCACGCATCTCCCTTATCGGTTCTAAAGGTTGAGTGTTGTGGCGACTTGATCCCAGTGTCAGATGCAAGTTTAGTTGCCTTCTCGTACATAGAGGTCGCAACACCGAGACCCTGCATGCGCCCGATCACGTTGATGTTGTCAATCTGACCACTTCGCTTGTTCCAGTCCATATGACCTAGATAAGAGCCTTCTGAGTCACGAGCCTCCATAGTATGAATCTTTGGGTGCTGCTTAGGTGCTCCAGGATGGATGTACTGGAACTGAACGCCCGACAGATTTCTTGGCTCTGATGGATCGTGATCTGGTTCTCTAGGCGTCTGCTTCATTAGAACCCTTCCCTAAAGTTGCCGTTTTCATCCCATTCGCCATTATCGGCATCACCTGCAGTGCGATCACCGTGCTCATCGCTTGCACCAAACTTCTCGTAGAGATGCTCTGAGGCAGGACCTATACGGTTTTGCCAATGGATGTCCTTGTCAGGGTATGAATCATACACGTGCTTCATGACATTTTGAGCGTGACCCTTGCCCTCTTCGTGACTCTTAAGCCAGTTTACATAGACGGCTTCATCGCCTTTTGGATGATGGATGTCAGCGTATGCGACAACATTGCCAGTCTTGTCATGTAACTGATGACTAGTAGTCTCTTTGTCTAGAGGCTTAGTGGTGAACTTAAACTGCTGTGGATTAAGATTCATTTACGCTTCTTTGGTGTGAAATGCTCATGCTCGTGCCCGACCTCAAATTTTCCGTCCTCATGCATACGCATGTGCATCTTGTGGTGCTGTGCGTAATCATAGGTCGAAATGCCATCACCGCCGAATGATTTTCCATTCGCAGGCCCGCGACCTTTTATGTGCCACTTCAATATATGCCATCCAATTGCGTGGCCCTCTTGATCAGGTACCCATCGCTTCTTAGGAGCATCACCAAACTGTGCATTGTTAAGATTCTCTGGCATGACTACCTCGCTTCACAGATGCACTTGCAGGTGTCTATTGTACAGCAGCCGTACTTCATGTCATGGTCACATAGACGACATTGCTCTTTACTTGGGGCGCTCATGTTGTCATCTTCCTTGGAGGATTATACTTACGCATTCTTTCTCTCTTACCAGGATGGACTGTGGTAATTGAGTGGACGTTAACCTTCACATTCTCTTTGAGAGGAATCTCATCTTCTTCTGCATCCATGGCGATGTCGTAACTTTGTAACTTCTCTGGATTCTTTTCTACGGCACGTTTTGTCGCTGTGGCATGGATAACAGAGTATGGACCCTTGTAAGATGCGCGATGGCTTGCATAGCCTCCTAGACCCTTACCGCTTCCGAAATCCTCTGCTACATCTGGGTTATCTGTCCAATGGACTCCTAGTATGTGCTTCTGTACTCCAGAGGCAGGAACCTGTAATCCACGAAAAATGTGGAACTGCTTAGGAGATAAATTATCTTGGGCGCTCATTCGTCACTCATCTTCTCTCCACGAGTGACGTAGCGCTTGACGCCCTTTACTCTGAAGCCCTTATCAGAGGTTATAGAGTCCTTACTCCACCAAGACATATCTGTCAGTGTCTTGTCAGTCTTTAATGGCTCGACTTCATAGACAGGTGATACCAGAGATTGCTGATGCCATCCCTTTTTATTATCTCGTCCTCGGTAACCTGTATTCATACGATCAATGACATGGTCTGCTGCACGCTCTGGATTAGTTCCTGCCCATACGACACGATCATTACCTGGGCGGATTATTGTTCCAGGCTTCATCGTCTCTGCGGTAGATCCGTGGAACAACTCTGGAAACTGCTTAGGAGATAGGTTGCTCATTTCTTGCTCCGATTGTGTGGAAGACGTCCACCTACGGACTTTGCCCATGCATCTCCTAGGTCAGTTCTCTCATAGGAGTGTTGAGGTCCTACTTGACCTTTTTCTTGGGCGGTTTGATTTGCTAGATCCCACATGTGGCTTGCGATACCTTGACGACGAAGTCGTGTGCTTACACTGATGTTCATCACTCTCTTGGAGCGCTTGTTCCAATCCATAGAGCCGACCATGTTGCCATCTTGGTCATGAGCATCGATGTGGTACATGTACTTGCCCTCATGATGGGTCAGAGATACAAATTGCTGAGGATTGAGGTTGCTCACTTCTTGCGCCACACTCTCACGGTCTCATCTGGCTTATATGTAGATACGCCAGGTGACTTAGAGCCACGTAACTTATGTGCTACGACGAAGTCATTACCAATCATCTTGGCCGCATGTACACGTAACTTTACTGAAGGATCAAGATAATCACCTGGGGCGATTTCTCGTGCAGCAATGTGAGATGCTTCAAACTCTGCTAAACGACTCATATGCTCCACCAAGTTAACTCTTGTGGATTATCAATGATGTACTTTTTCCAGGCGCGATGCTGTTCGTTGACATCGGACCAGTTCACCTCGTGAGTGCTAGAGCCGCAATGTGGGCAGAACACGGCACCGACTACCTCGTAGATGTGCACACACTTCATGATTAGAAGAACTTATATCTTACTGCGTTAGGTTTTTCTGCATCTAACTTCTTTGCCATGTGTTCTGTTTCAGGAGATGCAACTTTACCGACATTAAGGACAGAACCTTCTGGTGTGGTCTTGTGCATGTAGTCAAACATCTGACGGCCAATTCCTCCACCACGGTTCTTTCCGTGTACCTCCATATAGCCGATGTTAGTATCTGCAATTGTGTTAGTAACTTTTTCACGAGAGATCTCGTTGCCTGCTTCATCTTTACTGATAGTGGTGTACGAGTGCGTACTAGGTGGTTCACGATAGAAGTCAGAATACCCAACTAGCCCTGGCTCACCCTTTGGATCGTCCTTGATGCTGCCACGTGAGTCAACTGCTCGTGGAGTTGGATCTGCTGGGTCATAAGCAGAGAGGCGACGTGGCTCACCGTATGAACGGATAGGGTGCTGATACGCCATTGATTCTGGCATGTCATGCTCCACGTAGTGGCGACCTACGGAATCTGCGAACTCTGCGTATCTAGCCATTATAGATAATCTTTCTCTAACTTAGCATCAGGAAGAGATTTGAAGTACTTGACGGGGAAGATGTGATCTTTGAACTGCTCTGCAGATAATGCGACTCGGTGGTGACCACCTAGTACCTGGCCCATGCCCAACTTACCGCTCTGTAATGCGATGTAGCCAGGCATGCCAGATTGCTTTGCTCTATCTCCGAGAGTGCTCTTACGTGAGATGCCGTACTTCTGTGGTGTGCCCATTGCAAAATTTATTTCTCCGAAGCGCTCTTCACCAGTCTGCTTGGATTCTTTTAGTTTGCGATCCCATAGTTCGCTATCTGTCTCTTTGCGCTCACCGTGATCGTAGCGATTTGCTCTCTCATTCGGTGGGAGACGAACTGTCCTCTTGTCACCTTCTAGAGGGGGGAAGTGCTCTTTGATCTCAGGTCCTGTCATGAACATAGGCATGTAGCCAGCCTTCATCGCCTTACCTACATCTTTAGGAGGCGTCATCTTCTTCATGTGACTATTGTTGCATTAAGGCTACTGCCTTGAGTTGTTACTAAGAAAAAATATTTTGGGCGTTTAGTGGTTAGAGGCCCACAATGCCAGGATGATCAGGGCAAACGAGAGCGCCACGATAGCCATGCCAATCAATTTTGACCTTGCTCCTCTTGAGATTGCTCTTTACAAGGGCAATTTGTGCTGCAACAAGGCTCAGAAGCCATAGATAGGGGCTGAATTTCGCTCATGTGGCCGATTATTGCTCATTTTGGCTACTGTGTCAGAACATAGAGGTGAAATTTTGTAATTTAGGGGAGGTATACTTCTTCCGTGGAAAAACAAACTCAAGACCTCACTAAATTTATCAATGCTGGAATAAAAAACTTTCAAGAGGCTAATGAGAAGAAGAGGGCAGCGGCTGCTCCACGCAAGGAACTAGAGCAAAAACAACGAGAAGAACGTCAACGGGCTGCTTTAATTTGTAAATTAACAAAATTAATCAAAAAATACATACGAGAACAAGAAAAAATACGTTTAAGTGCTCAACACGGAATAGTAATTGGCGATTACGATCGCTGTCGTAGAAACAATGGAGTGGCTTGTGCGCCTTGCAAGGCTGTTGCTGCTGAGTACGTCCGTGTCAAATGGGCTAGTGACCCCAAATATAAGGCTAAAGAAAAAGAATACTACAAAAATAACCCTGATAAAAGACATGTAAGCAAAAATAGGAAGCGTGTAAAGGGCGGAAAACACAGAGCGTACACACGAAATCAGATAATTAAACGAGATGGCTCTGATTGCTACCTATGCGGTGATCCTGTGGACTTCACTGCCCCCCATATACAAGGGCAACCTGGCTGGGAAACCTATCCACACGTAGAGCATGTAATCCCTTTAGCACTAGGTGGGGACGATACCCTCGAAAACGTCAAGTTAGCCCATGCAAAATGCAATATTGACAAGGGCCTTAGGCTACTGCCTTCATCCTAACCTCTCAACCATGGCTGACACTTGGCCGAGTCATGCGTGTAATCGCGTTAATGGTGGGGTGGTCAATTTATTTTTTACAATGTTTACATCATCACCTGACTACTAATCAGGTGCGATGTTGTTAACACACGCTTTGTTATCAGGTTGTACCAATGATCTGATGACAATCTTGGTGACGATGCAACGATGCAACTTCGGCTACTGCTATCTGAATCAGGTTGCCTGTGTTCGCACAACCAGCCTGTCAGTCATCTCTCCCACTTGTTATCAGGTAGCAACTAACTATTCATCATCTGTCATCTCATCTACAGAGTTACTCACCTGTGTTATGTGTATCAGGTAATCGATCTCTATTAACAGGTTGTACCAACTATCAGTACTAGATCACCAACCTAGCAATCAACTGGTGTATCTATCTCTCTCTCATTCTCTCTATCTAATCATCACTATCGTTCTTTTACAGAAAGGGGGTGCTAACGCCCCCCTTTAAAACCCCCTGTTACTGGAATGGGGCGAACTATTCTTTTTGTTGATCTTGTTCTAAATACGCAACGGCTCTTCGCAATACATACGAATCATCTTTTAGCATTCCAATCGCCCTGTTGCAGTTATGACATAACCAGCCACGAACGCGATCTGTATCGTGATTGTGATCGATCACTAAATCACGAGTCAGGCTCTCTTCGTGGGCGTTACAAATTGCACATCGATAATCTTGTTTTTCTTTTATCTTCAATAAATCTTGGTAACTCATTTTGTAAATGCGTGACAATCTTTTCGGTTTCTTTTTGCGGTGTCTGCATGCACGACAAATGTTTCTGACATAGCCATAACCTGTTAATTCAAATCGATCTAATGGCTTCTCAGTTTCGCAAGAGTTACAAATCTTCATCGGACTAATGTAATTGAACTTTCAACTACTCGCTCGGACTTACTTGGCGGAACTAGCGATCTTGGCAGTTACTTCGGGCTATGTGACCCCGATCACATCTCACGCTCAAACTGACAAGATCAGCCTCACGCTCAATAGCCCTAATTTGGCTTCTATGGGCTCTCTCAGGGCTTTACCCCCAATACTGGAATAAGAACCCTATTCATGGGGCGATCGTGGCTCTGCGCCTGATCTGTGAGGGGCGGTTTTCTGATCGAAACACGCTTTACCTCTCTTATTAGGGTGTACCAATTTGTCGTACAGGTGTGCTTTAATTCTCTCAGTAGCGCACTCGATGTGTGACCACCGATTTCAGAATCCTCTAGGGGCAAATTGGTGAATCATTCAAAGTGAAAAAAGCGAATCGTTAAAACTGGTAACAGGCTTTAACAATAATTAAATAATAAATAAACATCGGTGAACTAACCTGCGAAAGATTTCCCATAGTGGACAGTACTTAGGTGACGATCAATTTATTTATTTATTTTTCATAGTGACTAAGAAACTGCGATTTATTTATTCGGAATTAGTTATCACTTAATAACTAGTTACTAAGGCAGACATTGTGCGGTCGGACTATACGATGCAATAACACCGAAATAAATAATCGATTCGATCATGCTTGCTACGGCGATGCGAATGTAAAAAAAGTAATTACATTCAAGCGGTATTTCAAGGGCGCGAATTAACGATCACGAAACTGATTGTGAATAGCAGTAGGGCTTAGGGAATGAAGTGTGGAGATTGTCATTGTAATTAGTGACGGAATGTCTCTACTAGTGAGTGCAGGTGGTAATCAATCCAACCGATTGCACATTGAAACTAGTTACAAGAAAAAACAATCAGCACTTCTGCTTATGTGTTAATAGTGATCGATCACCATAAATAGTCAGCGAACTATCTTGGTGATCGATCGCTATGGATACATAACTCGATGTATTCAATCCACTAGTAACTACAAAAGGAAACGGAAAACAAAATGAAACAACAAACATTCATCGATGCAAAGGGCAACATCGTTGCTCGCGGTCGTATTACTGAGATCGCTATCGATCTATTACTAAATGACGGAACTCGCTTCTACTCAACTAAATCAGATAACTACACACTCGACTTCATCAAGAAACTAGACATCGTAAAGGTTGCTAAATAAATGACAACAACACGAACATCAAACACAAACGCTGGCGATCTAATTGCTAATCGCGTTGCATTCACAGGTAACAACCTTTACGGCGTTGTTACTCCTTACGATTCAGTTATCTATACAACAGGGCAATTACCGATTGAGTTTCAAGATCAACTTAAATTAGATCGACCTGACTTTATTGTGTACTCGTATTCAACACCGATTGCTTGGCATTCTAATAGCGGTTGGTTTATGCCTAATTGCAAATACTCAGTTACAACATCAAAACATCAAAACTATGTACGAAGGGCGGTTGCATAACATGGGTCGACTACACGCAGAGGAATTAGCAAGCGGTGAGTTTGTTATTGATCTCGAACAACAATTAGCAATTCACTTCTCTAGTAATTGCTATCCACCAATTCCGCACTTCATGATCGCGGTTGCTCAGGAAGCAATCAAGGCGGTTAACGCCGAGCAATACGATCTCGAAATTGAATTACCTGCTGGTGTGCAATTTCGTAACTCAACAACTGTTACTGCGATCAACGCGGTTGACGGATTATTCCTAAATGCGTGGATAGATAGAGATGAGGATTACTAAATGACGATCTTTATTATTGCGATCATCGCTGGCGTTATTGGCGTACTGATTGAAAACTTATTTCACGAACTCTCACAAAAAAATCGGGGTATCTAGTGAGCCAATTCAATCTCGATGAACTCGGATTACTTCACACAATGGTTGAAGTGTCACTCGACAACGCACTAGAGAATGGCGCACCACCACAGATCGTTGCGGTGCTTCAATCTGTACTACCAAAGATTGAATCTCGTATTGAAGAAGAGTGCAACATCTTCAATGAGTTTCAAAAACTAACTACACAACTCGATGATCTGCACCTTGCATCACAGATCATTGTGCAGAACCCTGATGCAGTTACAACCGACTACCAAACAAACTAATCACCTAGAGAAAACGGAAACCAAATGACTACAGAAAACAAATCCCTATTCATTCCTACATTGGAAAAGACATCGCACTACATACCACGCACCTTTACTGGTGGCGTTACAGAAGATGCCATGTACGACTTCGCACTTGCTCACAACATGAACATCTTGATTGAGGGCGATGCTGGAACTGGTAAAACAACTTCGGCACTTGCTTACGCATCAAAGCGACACATGAACTTCTTCGCTGTTCCATGTAACTCAGCGATCGACTTCACTCAGTTAATCGGTGGCTTGTTCCCTGATGCTGACGGCAAACTAAAGTGGGTTGACGGCGCGATCACAAAGATCGTTCGTGAGGGTGGCTTGCTACTTATCAACGAACTCAACAACGCACCTAAGAACCTGTCTCAGTACCTCATGTCACTACTCGATGATCGCCGTTCAATTACCCTCATGTCACATGACAACGAAGTGATTACGGCTCACCCTGATCTTCTAGTGGTTGCAGATCAGAATCCAAACTATCGTGGAACTCAATTACTAAATGAGGCGTGGAAAGATCGCTTCGAAATTAAATTGCGCTTCGATTACGACAACACCATTGAGAAGAAGATCATCACATCTTCATCTCTACTGGAACTCGCAAACGGAATGCGATCAACATCTCGCAGAGACGATCACGCATCAGATCGTGGAACTATCTTCGAGACACCTGTATCACCACGCATTCTAAAAACATTCGAGAAGTTAGCAAAGGGCTTGTCATTCGATTTCGCTTGCGATGTATTCGTAAACAATTTCACAGATGAAGAGCGACCTGCGGTCAAGATGCTTCTAGAAGGTACTTCATACAACATTCGAGAAGAACTCGGACTCGATGTTGATGCGATCACAACTGAACACGATCAGGCTTAACAATGTGTGCCTGTGGTAAATGTCCGTCATGCAAACAATGGGGAGTAACAATGAACTATGACGAAGCAATCGAAGAGTGGGAACTCGACATTCTTGGTGAGACTCGTGAGTCACTACGATCACAAGCGATCAAGGCAGAAGAGAAGAAACAACGACTAGAGCGATTCACACAATTCTTCGGTCGTGTTAATTCTGCATTCACTTTCCGCAAAGTGATTGTGACTGTTGAGAACTCTCCTATGGAAGCACCTGCTTGGTCAGGTGCATCAACTGTCACTTTCAACTCTCGTGTCATTGGTGATCTCAATGATGCTAAATCAATCGCTGGTATCAAGGGGCTTGATCTTCACGAGATCAGTCACATTCTTTATACATCTCGTGAAGGATCAGAAATCTTTGATTATGTACGAGATAACAATTACTTCATGGCATACAACGCACTTGAAGATCAGAGAATCGAAACTCTCTTTACATCAAAGTATCCGTCAACGATCGACTGGTTTACCGCCACGATCTTGATTCACTTCGTTGATAACAAAGAGGCTTTCACTAACTCTTATCCGCTATTGCGTGGTCGTAGATACCTGCCTGTTGATCTAAGAGCGCAATCTCGTAACGCCTATCCTGAACAAGATCAGATCGATGAAATCTGTGCAGTAGTCGATGAGTACCGCACTCTTCTATTCCCTGCTGATACTGAAAAAGGAAAGGAACTTATTGCGCGATTTAATGAGTTACTTCCAAAAGGTAATGGCAACGGCTCAGGTAATGGCGAAGGTGGGTCTGTGCGACCTGCTGAGGCTGGTGAAGAGGGCGATGTAGTCATTCGTATCAATGACCCATTCGGTCATGGCAAGCGACCTTCTGAGGGCTTGGAATCGTCTGCTAATTCACGACCTGTTCCACCAAAGAAACAAGAGAAAGATCGTGATCGCTCACAACAACTCGACAAAGAAGATGATGCAGAACTGGCTGAGCAACTGAAATCAAAACCTGTTATCGATGTTGACATCAACGACATTGATTTTGATTTTGATTTCGATGATGCAGATTCAGATTCAGATCAGGATTCAGATCAAGATTCTGATTCACATCAACCTTCTGATTCTGCTGGTTCTTCTGCTGGCGAATTAATCGACACATTGATTGGTGATCTATTAGAAAACATTCTTGATTCTAATGAAACCGAAATCAATGACATCTTGCGACAGATTGGTGGTTTACCTTCTCTTACTACCAACAATTCAAAAGAGCCTGAGTTAGATTCATTTCATGATCTTGCCCCTGATGCAAATACATTTCAAGCATCGTTGTCATTCGGTCGTGAGTTAGAGCGATTGAGATCATCGTTCGACCCTGCATGGGATAGATACGAGTCACAAGGTCGCTTGTCTGCACATCGCTACTTGCGTGGTGATGAACTCGATACTGTATTCGATCAATGGAATGAAGGTCGTGAAGATGCGACTGAGATCGAATGCGTGATCTTGTTAGACAACTCAGGTTCAATGTCAGGACACAAAGCCTCTAGTGCGTACAAAGCCATGTACGCGATTAAGAAGGCACTTGATCGTGTTAACGCAAATACAACTGTTATCACTTTCAATGATCGTGCTAACACCCTGTATCGTGCAACTGATCGCGTTGGTAACACAATTCGTGATGCTGGTACTGGTGGTGGAACAAATGCTGACGGCGCAATTAAGTACGCAACTAAACTGCTTGCCGAAACTGAGAAGCCTGTTCGTATCTTCTTCGCAATTACTGACGGAGAATGGTCGGGCGATCAGAAAGACAATCACGAAACAATCAAGCGCATGGCTCGTGCTGGTGTGCTTACTGCATTCGCGTACATTCCTGAAAGTACTGAACCTGTAGAACTAAATGCACAGAAGTCTCACTATTGCGAGATCGCTTCTGTTGTTCGTAATCCATTCGATCTTGTTTACATGGCGAAATCAATCGTGAAGTACGCGATCTCTCGCCGTCTCGTAAGCAACTAACTGTCACTCTCTAGGTGACTACATGAGATGCGCTATTCGTGGAAGGCTGGCGCAGATCATAAGTGAGTGGGGCTTGTTTTTGGCTTGCCCCACTCACTACCCAAACAATTACAACTAAGGAGAATAAAGTAATGAAATCAGCAGACCTACAAATCGGTATTAAGTACGGCGTTATTCCTTCATGGGATTACTCATCACAAGATAAGAAAGACCCTGCAAAGGTGCAACGCAGAGCCGTTGCTAACGCAGAGTTAGTCTCACTAGAGAAGTACGAATACAAGGTGTATCGATCAGATAATCCTGATGATGCACAATTTACTTCTGCACCAAAGGGAAGTAGATCAGTCGGTTACATCGTCAAATCTTCTGACTGGGCTGGTAACACACAGGGTGACATCTACTGGATAGCGAGAGCGCAGGACATCGTTGCTGAGTATGCAACTCTTGAAACTCGTTGGACTAAAGAAGAAGCCGAAGAGAAGGCTCGTGAGGCTCAATGGAAGGCAGAACGCGAAGCCAAAGAACAACAAGAGAAGATTGAACAGGCAAACGCTCAACGATCTATTGATGCGGTCAAAGAATCTCTTCGATCAATCATCGGTTCTCGTGCAGACAAACTTGATTTCGAGATTCGTAATCGCCGTCAAGAAAACGGAGATTACAAACTAAGCGGTGCTTGCACTATCGATGTACGCACTCTTCAATCACTAATCGAGAAGGTTCTCGAAGCAAGAGACATGGTGGCATAAATGAGTTACTTCTTAGATCGATTCGTAGCGATTCAAGATAAGTACTACAAGAACTATCAAGGCAATACGCATCACTCAACATGGTTGCGTAACAAGCGGTTCGATCACATGATTGAACTAAAACAATTACCGAATACCTATCAAGAAATTGAATACAAGGGGCATTCAATCATTGTGCAGGGCATTCACTATCAATGGTGCGACATTTTCGATGTAAATGGGAATCACTTCTCTTCTGTACCACGAACATCAGAGATTAAATCTCGTGGTGATCTGCAATTCAGTACGATCTTTCTTGCATGGGCTTGGCGTATTGACGGACAACACACAGATAAGCCATTGAACTGGAATAGTGAACACGCAGTTATCTGTGGCAGTCATTCAACAGACAAGATCGAGAAAACGATCAAACTCGCAAAGAAGCGCATCGATCTTGAAGCAAAGATCGTTGCGGTTCAAGATCAACTGATCGCTATTGCTGGTGAGCGCATGGTGTACTCAACAAACATGAGTGCATACAACCCATACAACGCCGTAATTAACGATCAGGTGTTTATTCAGGGGTTTGGTCGGTTGCGTAAGGGCATCATCGTTGAGACAACTGGATCACGATTCGTTGTTGCTTATGTAACTCCCTCTAATCATCATGATCTGAAATACAAGACACTTCCACTTAGTCGCTTATACATAAAGGAGAATGCGTGACAACTAAAAGCCGAAAGTCTGCTAAAACTATTGAGCGAGAAAACTTTCTTGCTATTGGTATTAAGGCGTGCAATCGGTGTGACAACCTGTACGAACTAAGTAACTTTCGATCTGCAAAAACTAAATCGGGAGTAGTTTCGTATTGCATTCCTTGTGAAGATGCGTACAAAGTAGAGTGGCACTTGAAGCGCAGGATTCAGATCAAGGAATGGATTTACAATCACCTAAAATCTAATCCTTGCGTTGATTGTGGCGAGAAAGATGTACTCGCACTCGACTTCGACCATGTAAGAGGCGCACGAAAGCGTTACAACATCGCTCATGCGTTCATGCTAAGTAACATGACGATCAAGCGATTACAAACTGAGATCGCAAAGTGCGATGTCCGTTGCGGTAAGTGCCACAGAATCCGTACACACATGGCTAGTAAGTCATGGAAATACCGAATGGCTATTGAGAAAGGAGATGCTTAATTGTTAACAGTAAGAGGCTGGATTGTTCTTGTAATTATTCCTGCATTGATCTTGGTATCGCTATTTACTTATGTAACTCGTGATGTCTGCTATGTGGGCGAAGGCGGTAACTGGTTGGGCTATGGCTCATGCACAAAGATGATCGATGAAGTGACAGGAGAAAACAAATGATTGATTCAGAACTTGAAACTCTACTTGCTGATGTTGTTCGATCTAAATGGGGCGATAGAGGTATTGAGTATCTTGTTGGTGCGATCTCTAGCATCACAACTGCTGACCAACTAACTGCACTAATCAATGCAAATCTTGATTCTCGTGTAGTTAGAACTTCACCTGACGGCTCACTATTCTTGGGAGATAACTAATGATCGCAACTGCAAAAGAAGCAATAGAGATGATCGAGAAAATGTATGCAACAGACATGAGTGAACAACTAGTAATTACTTGGTGGGATTCAACTGATTTCCAAGATCGTGATCTCGATAAGGCATTCAATGTCTGTGAAGATGCACTTGATGTCTGTATCGGACACATCAGCGACACAATCGCTGACTTCGTTCCTGCTTTAAGTGAAGGAGATTCAGATGCCAATAACGCTTAGACAAGCAAAACTGCTAGATCAAAAGTATCGTCACATTCGAGATTGTTTTGAGTGTGGCGATCAACACGATGTCAATGAGATGTATCCAAAAGACGGATACTTAATCTGTGAACCTTGTTCGCAGGGAAGATAGGAGATAACCAATGGGATACGCACAGATCGTTCGTAGGGTAGAAGCCCACGAACTAACTAATTGTGATGATTGCGGGAATAACGAACTTACTTCATCAGGTAAATACTTCGAAGAACTAGGTAGTCAAAAGATACTGTGGTTCTGCTTTAACTGCATTCATAATCCAACACAGTAACTTTATCGAGTAGGGGTCAACGCAGGGTTAAACGACAGGGTTAATTCATTTCCCTATCTCCTTACCTGCTAAGGGCGATCATGATCGGCTTCTATGATTGCCGTAGTCGTACCTGCCCCTACTCGATTTCACTATTGATAGAGATCGTCAACACCTAGCAGACTACGGCAGACTGAAAAGGTGTTATGAAAATCTTGCAAGATCGTTGATCGATTTCAGACCAACGCACAACATCGTTCTACTTCTTGACGATCTCTATCAACTATTTAATTAACCTAGAGAGGATTACAACATGGATACACCACACCCATTCACACTAGAAGAAGTAAATGCAATCCTTGTTGCACGATTCAATGGCGAATCGTTGCAGAGCGTTGCTGATCGATTTAACACAAATCGTGTACTGATTAGAAGAATAGAAAGTAAATACATGAACCGATTCAAAGTCGGACACACTTACAATTAAGGAGAAACTAAATGACATCAATTCCACAAACTAAATGTAATGACTGCTTGGAATGGGTTGAGTACGAAACTGTCCACGAATGCAAAGGAGAAATAAATGAGTGAACTATCATCACACCAAACTGATCTGATTAAGTCGATCACGATCGCTAACGAGTTTCTAAAGATCGTTCGCGGATTCAAAGTAGATTCTGATCGCAAAGACAGTCTGCCTCAGGAGATCAAGGAGTACCTAGCCAATGAACACCTGAACTCAATCATGGAAGATCAAGAGATCGAACCTGAGATGTTGATTTGGGGATTCCTGCACATGATCGAGATTCTCTTGAAGTATGCAGAGTTAGACCCTGAGGACTTAACGAGTGTCATGGATTCGTTTATGAAGTATGTGATCGAAAACCCTGACCAATACAGAGATCGGAGTAACGATGAAGATTGAGATCATCAATGCACCATGTCAGTCAGCAGGTGTTGACCCTGAGTTATTCTTTCCTGACCCGACAGAGTACGAAAAGATTCAGCGAGCCAAAGCAGTATGCAATCAATGTCCTGAGATCACAAAGAATAAATGTCTCTCATTCGCACTAGACAATGGTGTGCAGTATGGAATCTTCGGCGGTCTAACAGATCACGACAGAGCCCTACTACGCCGTAGAGAGAATCGAAAATACAAGCAGTATGTATCAGTAGTGGGGGAGTATTAATTATGTACACAAAGAATCAGGTAGTAATCGAAGTCAATGGTGGCGTTGCAGAAGTAACTCGTTGCCCTAATGACATCGAAGTAATCATCATCGATTACGACAACGAGATCAATGGAGATAACTAAATGATGAATCCAAATGACATAGTGCTATTTACTCGTGAAGAAGCAAATCAATTAGTGAGGAGAGTGCTTACTGATGATGAATGGCTAAAGATCAGAGAGTGGATTACTTCTGACGATAATCTGTGGGAAGTGATCGATGAATGTATTCAGAACACGATTAGTGAGGTGATTATCGATGAAGATCAACAAGAAACTGGTGAATCGAATTGAAGGATTGGCTCACTACTACCGACATCGCACAACAAACAGGGCTAAAGATCGACACGATCTATACCTATCGAAAGCGCAACACCCTTCCCGAACCCGATCACATGATCGGCAATCGACCACTATGGAAGCAAGAAACAATCGATAAGTGGAACTCTTATCGAATAACACAAATAGAAACGGAGAAATAAATGGTTGCAAATGTAATCAGTAGTCAAACCTCAGCAACAGATCATGTTATTGAGTTTCCAATGAACGGAAATGTTTACACCGCCAAAGTATTTATTGGTGAGTGGGGCGTTGATGTTGATTGGTTTATTGGTGAGGACTTTATTGCGATCGATGATCGCTGGAAGGTTCTGCCAACTGATCTCTACAATCTCGATGATTTGGATTGGGAAGAGATTCTCTATCCATGAGTACCTACAAAGTAACTTTTGTATGGACACGATCAATCGAAGTCGAATGCGATTCCGAAGATCAAGCGAATCAACTCGGTGAACTATGGCTATCCGAAGCAGTACCGCAGATCGCTCACGACACCGAATGGGATAGTGAGATCGTCAACTAACTCTTAGCCCTGATCTGGGGCGATCTGAGAGTTACTTCAAGCGCACATAAGCAGATTCCCTAAGCCCACAGTCACTATTGCCCCTAGCCCCTGATCGGGCTAGGGGCTATTTTTTGCATTCGAAGTTACTCACCAGTAACATTACTCAGCAGTAACATGAAGGGGGAAGATCATGGCTTATGTCGTAAAGCGTGGGGATAGGTTTACAGGCTATTACCGAAAGGGCGGTAAACGCCTCTCAGCAGGTACATGGGGCTCGACTATCGATGCCATGTACCACGCCTCAAAAGCAGAGGCATCGGGTGGCAGCGAGCCTTCTAGGGCTGTATTTACCCTATCGACCTACATCGATTCATGGCTTCCCACCGCCGATCTCATGCCGATCACTCGCAAGGGCTATCGATCAGTCATTGACCGCTATGTGATTCCAACTCTTGGAGATCGCAAAGTAACTTCGATCGATACCCGTACCATTCAAAAGTTACTTCAAGCCCTGAGATCAGAAGGAGTCGGTTCAGCCACCCTCAATCAGATCAAGGCATCACTAGGGTCTGCCTTCTCCCAGTTAGTCGATACAGGAGAATTAACTCAGAACCCTACTCATGGGATTCGTATTAAGGCGAAGTATTCGGACATCTCAAATGTTGTAGAACCCGAAGAGTTTAAAGCGATTATTCAGCATCTACCGACCGAAGGGGCGCAGTTATTCGCCCGATTCTTAGTCGCATCAGGTTGCCGATTCGGGGAAGCAACCGAGATCAGGGTCAAGGACATCAACCTGAGGACAGGGGAAGTCTATGTCCAAAGGCGAGTCAGCGATCTAGGGTCAAGCCATACCAGCAGGTTTCTAGTCGTAGAAGCCACAAAGTCGGGTCATAAGCGAAGCCTTATGTTAAGCAAAGCCCTACTACAAGAGATTCAGGGTTATGTCATAGCAAAAGCCCTATCAAAAGATGACCTGTTGTTTCCAAGAACGATCATCTTAACAACAGGTAAACTAGAGGCTTCTCGTGGAGAAATGTCTAAGCGACCATTCGCCAAAGACGGAAAACTGTTCCAGCATGGAACTCTGTACGCCTATACACATGGGCGTTGCCGATGCGAGGCTTGTAGAGAGTCGGTGCGAAAGCACAGGCAAAAGACAAAGCCATACCAAAAGCAACAGAGGTTCATCGACCATACGAGTCACCTACCACGAGATGTATGGAGAACTACATGGAACAAGGCAATAGCCAAGTCAGGCATCGGTTGGAGTCCTAGAACCCATGATCTAAGGCACGCTAACGCTACTCAACTTCTAAAAAGCGGAGTAGATGTGCATGAGGTCAAGGAACGCTTAGGGCATCAGTCGATAAAGACGACAGAGCGATACCTACATCGCCTTCGTCACAACCAGTCAAAGGCATCAGAAAGTGTCAATGACTTTTTGGAGTGATGATGAATCTAACAAGAAGAGGCAAGATCGTATTCGGATCGCTATTTACGGCGATGTTCGTTGGTAGTGGGCTAGTGGTATTGCCACCAGCCTTTAGCCCTACGCAAGCCGAAGCACAGATCATGCAGAAGCAATACCAAGAGCGAGCCCTAGCCAAGTACGAGAATGCAGACAAACTAACTCAGACACAGTTAGTCGATCTGCTTAGCGCAGTTGGCTTCAAAGGACAAGCCTTACGCTATGCGTGGGCAATCGCTATGAAAGAGTCACATGGAAACCCTCTCTCCCACAACGGCAATCGCAAGACAGGGGATAACTCATTCGGGTTGTTCCAAGTCAACATGGTTGACTCATTGGGACAAGATCGCAGGGAAAAGTTCAATTTAGAGTACAACGCTCAACTGTTGAATCCTGTGGTGAACGCCAAGATCGCTTACTTCATGAGCGCAAAAGGCAAAGACTGGAGATCATGGAAAGGTGTCCACAATCCTGTAGTAAAAAAGTGGTTAGCACAGTTCCCTGAAGCACATGCAAAAGCCCTAGCAAAAGCGAAAGCGAAAGCACTAGGAATAACAGAGTAAGCAATAGGAGAAGCCCCGTCAGAAATGGCGGGGCTATCTTCGAAGTAACTCTACCTGGCAGCCAGGTGAGTTAGTTAGTTAGGGGAGCACATGGCAAGTGGCGGTATGCAGGACTGGCAGTCAATAAGTCATAGCAAAGCAAAGCCATACCAGAAGCCATACCAGAAGCAAGAGCAATTCCCAAAGCAACACCAGAAGGACGAGTGGACTCAACCCGAACTGCCATTTACTGATAAGCCGTGGCGTTCTGATAAGTATCTTACTGATACTGAAATAGAAGAACTCTTTTGGCGCAAATTAGTGCAGTTGGGTTGGAGATGGCAGACATACGGCGAGAACTTAAAGAGCAAGAACATTGTGTTGCCTTGCCCTTACTGCAATTTACTAATGGATAGCCACACCATCATCACAGAAACAAACTCTAAAAGAATGCAAGACAAATATTATTGCGAACAAGTTTTAAAGAGGCACAAGGGTCTTGAATGCAAAGCCATACTAGAAGACGAAGCAATACCAGAAGCCATATCAGAAGCCATACCAGAAGCATGTTACAAGTGCCATGGTGAAGGCATCTTGCAATCAGGAGAAGAGTGCGACTGCTAAATTACTTAGGTTGGTTGTCAGTAATCAGTTTGACTTCGCAAGCATCAGTTGTGCAGTAAGCCTCACCAATAGCATCAGCAGCCATTCCTGCATAGACACCAGAGAAGTCAATAGGGAAGAGTTGCATTACGCCTTGCTCTTCGTATTCCTTCTCAGTGATCTGTGTGTAAGGCATTTGAGGATATACATGGTTACCACTAGGCAAGAATGAGACAGTCTTTAGTTGACCATCGTACATATGCAAAGCCGTACCAATAGCCGAGGCTTCCTTTTCTGGATCAAATGAGATTGTTACAGAGACAGAGTTGTCTGACCAGTAGCGTTGAGCAGTGGCAGCAAGTGCCATCTTCTCGTAAATACTTACATCCTTCTCACTTCGCTTAGCCTCTGACTTGATAGGGAAGAAGACAACCGAAGTCGTATCAGGAGACTCACTTGCTGGCTCTACTCTGTAGTTAGCAAGTTTGAACAGTGGAAGCATTGGGTCGTTGTTTGAGAAGCGGATAGCACGATTGAAGTACTGACCACCTACAGTCCAGTGAACTCCTGGAGATTCTCCAGCCAAGATACTTACTGTTCCTGATGGCTTGACTGTTGTCATCTTGATTGACTCACGGATACCAAGCCACTCTGAGTAGTTGGTGTCATATGACTTGATGACCTTGTAGCCTTCATCCATCCACTGACGCAGGACTGGGAGTCCCTTAGTGTCTGCAAAGTTTGCAACACCTGAGACTGATGTACCGATACGGCGATTGCGCTGCATGATCGCATTGGTTTCTTCCCAGTGAGTTGGAAGCAATGTCACAGTCTTTGCATAGAGGTAAGCGAACTTCAATGTGCGCTTGAAATCTTCAAGATCTGTGTGGCGATTCAAGTAAGTCTCTACCAATGTGCAGCACTCGTATGACTCTAGTGACTGCTCAGCACATGGGTTGTACCCTGCAATACGCCAGTCCTTGTTGTTGATTGGATCTGCAAGGCGACCGTATTGCTTGGAGATGTCCATCCAAATAACTCCTGGCTCTCCGTTGCGAGCAATACCTTCGATGATTCCATCGAGGTTATCTCCTACATTGACAGCCACAGAGTTGTTCGACATCCAGCCATGCGTCATACGCTCTGGATACTTCTCGTAGTTCTTTAGGTTTAGAAACTCTTCATCTTCAATGCGACCAATAAGTAGTTCTGCAGAGCGACGGACGTTGCCAGAGACTACGCACACACCAATCATGTTTCCAATGTCTGCGATGTCACGACGAGTTAACTTCTGACCAGCACGACCCTTGAATAGTTCACAGATGTACTGGTGCAGTTTGATTAGAGGATCTGCTCCTGCTGCGGTTCCACCGAAGGTGCGGATTGGTTCACCCGCTGGACGGATCGCTTCGTAATTAAATGTTGGAGCCTTTGTATCTGGCTTGAGGTAGGCATTGATGAGGGCGGCTGTTGCTTCGACCCAACCCTCTCGTGTGTCTGGGATGTCATAGGTGTAATCTCCTTGTGGTGCATAGATGTTGAACTCCTTATCTGCTCCCTTATCATCAAAACCAACGCCCACTCCGAGCATTGATGCCTCCATAAGAAATGCAAATGGTTTTGCTGGATCTGTCTTTATCATCGATCCAGTTGAAACGAAGGCGCAATTCTGTAGTGCTGCTGAGTTGCGTTGCTCATTGACGATTGGAGTTCCCATAACCCATAGACCTCTTCCAGGCGGTGTCCACTTCAAGTTCCATAAGCGATCGAATGCCTCTTTGGCTGAGGCTGCTGGCTTTTCATCTGACCATGGCAAGCGGGTCGGCTTTGCGTGAGCCTTCTGCAATGAGTACATGCCGTTAATCACACGTTCACATACATCGACCCACGTCTCTTTCGTACCATCTGCCTTGAGGCGAGAATAGGTACGTAAAAAAGTTATCTCTCCAACCGAGTTACCTGCTGCATCTTGATAACCAAACGGCGCCTTCTTTGGGCGATAAGGTCCGATGAAGTCCTCAGTCAGTTTGAAAGATAATGTTGTCATAACCCCTACCATTTCTATAAATGTCTAAATACCCCTCTGTGGGTTGCTTAGTATTGCGCTTGGAAACCTATCATGCATCTGTTAACTTTGCGAAGTACTCTCGCCAAAAGAAAATGGTCAACTACGGGTGAGATATGTTTTACACCCTGTTAACTGCTGTTATCAGATAAGTTAATCTTCTATTGCTTCAGAGATAATCTTAGTGACAGTCTCTTCACGGATTGGATTAGGGAACTCTTTGAGTGCCTGAGCGCGATCTCCAAAGATTGCAGAGAGCACTCCACCAGAAGATTGACGGCTTGCAGTGATCTGAATGAACTCCTTGTTCTGATCCATCTCATTGACATTGCCCACTAATTTTAGAAGACGATCGATCTCTTGGGACAGATTTGGATCTGCGTATCCACCATTCATTTCCTCTGCAAATCGCATAAAAGCAACTCTCTGCCCCTGCATTTCGATAATTGCAGTCAGTAGTGACTTGAGTTGATCTTTAGTCTTTACCTCTACTGGAAGATTAAATGCACATGTATTTTGCGGTTTGAACGCTGGGCAGTTAGATGCAACAAAGCATGTATCGCATTGGCGAAGGGAGGTCTGCTGTGTTTGAACAACAGGAACATCCATGAGAATGTCTTTGCCATCATCATCAGTTTCGACTATTGTCTTCATTTTGAATCCAAAGACAGGCAAGTTTGTCATCTCTTCAGGGGCTCTTTCTACTGATCCACTACGCTCCACTTTCCTCCCTTCTGCTCCACTGTTATCAGAAGCGGACAGATCTAATCCCATCAACCCCGTCATGAACTCATCGCTATTATCAGATAAGTTAGTGTCTTTACCACCATCAATGATGTGGAAGTTGGGGGTCTTCTTGTCCATGGATTCCTCTAGTTTCTTGTATGACCAGACAGCAACTCTAGTTGCTTCAAGGGTACTATCTTTAACAAACTCTGAATAGTCTAGCCCAGCCTTCTCCACAATGTTCTTGTAGCGAGGTCGTGCCTGATCCTTCATCTTCTTCGGGTAACGCACCAAGCGTGCCCCATCCCAGATGATCGTCTCACCTCTACGCATGGGCGATAGCCATGACAATGTGCTGGCTGTGACAAATGGTATGGATCTTAGGTTGTCTGGTTTGGCACATCCGAGGGCGTGGTAGTTGACTTTGAACTGGTTGGAGTAAGTCCTTGTTACGGCGGCCAAGTTAGTTACTGATTCGATCTCGTCATGAGGTATAGCCACATTGTGGAACTTTTTTGACATCTCTGCCAACTTACTCTGTCCATACTCTTCATGCCAGATGACCCATAGTTTAGGGTCGTTACTGAAGAAGGGACGCTGCGCTTCTATCCATTCAAGGCCGAGTATTTGTGAGTCAAACTCAAGGAATCCTTCAGCACGATCTGCATTGTTTACAAGAAACTCCTGGTAGTCAGCGGCCAAGTCAATTAGTTCCTCACGAGATAGCCCAGCCTTGTCAGCCTGTGACGCCCCTGATTCGATGTAGACCTTGGTCTCTGGATCAAAGTGCTCGCTTATAAGCCAGATCTTAGTCTTTGGAAGACCACGCTTGCGAAGACCCCAAAAGTTGAGTCCCATCGACTCAACCTTCAT